GCGGCCTTGATTCTGCCCACTAATGGTGCAATCAACAACACGACCACGCTGTTCAATCTCTATGGTAACCTAGCGTTACAAACTGGCAACAATACTGGGGTGACCGCGGCCACATGGACCTTTGACAACAATGGTCAACTTCTTGCTCCATTGCAATACACGACTCGTGGAGATATATCCAGTGGTACAGTGTATGGTTACACGTTGTCGTTGACAGACAACAACTACGAGTCTGTAATAACCACGGCCAATGGCGATGCAAATACAAACATAAACTCACAACGTTTGGTAATCAATCCTGGCAAAGGTGCCGACGGTACTGGCGGAGAAGGTGGCGATATCTATCTCTGGGCCGGTCGCGGTGGCGATACAGACGGCAATGGCGGTGACGTCAAGATACGCGGCGGATATGGACCCGGCAACGGTTCAGGCGGATATATTCGTGTAGAAGCCGGGGATGTACAAAGTGCAGGCACAGCTGGATATCTATACCTCAAAGGTGGGGACAGTGGCGGTGGCTCGGGTGGTTATGTTGAGATCTTAGGCGGTTATGGAGGCGGTGGTTCTGGTGGAGCCATCACAATGACCGGAGGTTATGGTGGGGATGGTCCCGGGGGTAATGTCACCATTGGTGGCGGTATCAGCACCGGTGGTCTAGGTTTTTACGGCAATGTGCTGGTCAATGCTGGTGCTAGCCAATGGCGTTTTGAAAACAATGGCAATATTACCCTGCCCTCAGACACCAGCAGTATCAACTATGCCAATGGTAATCCCTATGGTGGTGGCGGTAATACATTTGCCAGTATCACGATGACCAATACCCCGATGGCTGCTAGCAACGTCATTCAATACGGATTGGGTAATTTAATATCATGGTTGGACGGTGAATGGACCATCGGTGAATTCAATGGCAATTTAGGTGCCCCCAATAGTGGTCTAGGCAATGAAGGTATACGCATTGATCCCGGCATTGAAAGCAATGCCGGTATGACTTTTCCATCAGTACTGAATCAAAGCAGTCAACCTGTTCAAATCTACAGCACCAGCGGTAGTGGTGTTGTTCTCAATGTGGGCACAGGATCATACTCCTTCCGAAGCAATGGCAATATAGATCTACCCAGTAACACATCAAACATCAACTATGCCAATGGTGTCAGTATTCTAGATGGCGTAATCAGTAATTACGGTGACTCCAACGTGGTCACACTCATGGCCAACTTTGGATCAAATGTGATATCAACCACAGGTAATATCACAGCCAACACATTTGTAGGCGATCAGGCCAATATTGAACTGGTGGCCAATGTATATATTTGGACCTTTGACAATACTGGCAATCTTACAGCACCCGGCAATATCATTTTAGACACCAATCAGGCTTTTTGGGCCTACAGCAACACTGGACTCACTGTTACAGCCAACATACAAAGTGATGTCAATGGTGTCAGCATGGAAAATGGAGTTGACACTTATACGTATGCTAATGCCAATGTGGTCATCCAAACCAATGTGGGCAATGCAGGCAATGTGTATGGTTGGACATTTGACAGCACAGGTAACTTGGGCGCCAGTGGCAATATGCAACTGGTCAGCAACAGCAATCTTTGGAACTTTGATACCAATGGCCAGTTGTTTGCTCCGGGCAATGTGGTGACCACAGGTAATGTGAGTGCAGGTGCGTTTGTAGGCACCAACCCCAATGTAGAAGTCATTGCTGGATCGTATGCCTGGACATTTGATACCGCAGGCAATGTCACGTTCCAAGGCGGAACAGGCAACATTGAACTGGCCGCCAACACAGCAGTATGGACGTTTGATACCACTGGCAATGTCACTGTGTCGGGTAATACAACCGTTTCCACAGTGTCTGCTACAGGTGCGGTTGATGGATACAACATAGCTATCACAGCTGGATCAGCAGATCTAGGCGACTACTATACCACTTCTGGTGGAGACGTTGTGATCACAGGCGGCGTTGGTGCCTTCAATGATGGAGGTGGAGGAGGTCCTGGCGGCAGCATCTATCTCACAACAGGCAACAGTGCAGACCCAGCAGGCCATGCAGGTAATGTAAACATCACAGCTGGTTCTAACAGTTGGGTGTTTGATTATACTGGTAACTTGACTATACCTGGCAACGTTGTACAGGGCAACTCAAAACTGTCGCTGAACGAAAACGGTGGTAACACTGCCTATCTAACTTCTACTGTGGATGATCTCACAGCCATCTACATGGATGCCAACGATATCCAGATCTATGCCAATGGCAATGTGAGCATAAGCGCATTCACAAGCCATTGGACATTTGATAACACAGGTGCACTGACTGCTCCCGGAGATATCACAACAACTGGCAACCTGAGTGTTTACGACGCTACCATAAGTGGCAACATCAACGGCTCAAAAAACTTTGATTTAGATGGTAACGCTACCATTGGTGGTAACTTGTTTGTGACTGGCAACATAAACTTTACAGGAAACGTCACACAGATTTCTGGCAACTCGGGTGTGTTCTACGGCAATATATCAACAGGTATTGGTGCTATCTATGCTGGCAAGACCGGTTATACACCTCTGCCCAACACTGTGGTACAAATAACAGGCGATGACAACAGCTATACCCAAGTAAACCTGCAGAATACCAATCACGGTAATGTGGCGTCTATGGAACTGGCGATCACAGCAGATGACGGCACAGATACCACAAACTATCTTGACATGGGTATAGCCAGCAGTGTGTGGGACGGTACACAAGACAACAGTCTTGGTTCAGCAGTGCAGCGCAGAGACGGTTATCTGTATGTGCAAGGTGGGGCAGCAGGTGGCAACTTGGTTCTTGGTACCACAACAGCAGGCTACGGTATCAAGTTCAATGCCGGCGGCTCGGGCTCAGCAAACACCGTGGCGCAAATCTCCAACACAGGGATCACTACCAGTGGTGCTATTTCGGCCACTGGTAACGTGCGTGGTGCCTATATCTTAGGCGATGGCAGTTTACTAAGCAATATACAAGTCAGTGGTTCTGCGCCAGTCAGCACTACCGGTAACGTTACAGGTGGCAATCTTGTTGCCACAGGAGTGGTCAGTGCTTCGGGAAATATCTCAGCAAACTACTTTTTTGGCAATGGTAGCCAGCTCACAGGATTACCAGCCGCCTACAGCAACTCAAATGTGACCACTTTGCTAGCTGGATTTGGCAGCAACACAATATCCACTACTGGCACTGTGACCGCAGGTAACATCACTGGTGCAAATATACTCACAGGTGGTGCAATCAGTGCAACTGGTACTGTCACCAGCGCAGCCAATGTGATTGGTGGCAATTTGTCTACCGCAGGACAGGTAAATGCCACTGGCAACATCACTGGTGCAAATATACTCACAGGTGGTGCAATCAGTGCAACTGGTAACGTGCGTGGCGGCAACTTACTTGGTGTTGGTATATCAGCTTCGGGCACAGTTACAGCCACATCGTTGCAGGTAACCGGAGCTACGACCTTATCTGATGTGACTGCAACAGGCAACGCAACTATTGGTACAGCACTGACCATTTATGGTTCTAACAATACGATTACAACTCAGAATGGCTCCGCAGTTCAGTTTGGTCAGCGAGTAAACTTCAACAGCACAAATGGTATTTTTGTAACTGGTAATGTCAATGCCCAATCTAACTTGATTGTAAGTGGATTCTCAGTTACCAGTGGTAATGCATCTGTGACTGGTAACGTAATCAGCGGCAACGTCACGACCACAGGTTTGATCTCAGCTACTGGCAACATCACAGGTGGTAATATCCTAGGTGGTGCCAATGTCAATGCTACCACGTACACAGGAACCACAGTGTCAGTGTCAGCCAACATCACGGGTGGCAACTTACTCACAGCAGGTTTGATTTCGGCCACAGGTAATATCACAGCCGCAAACTTGGGCAATATTAGTTCAATCAACTTAAACGGCAACGCCAGCACCGTGTTATATGGTAATGGTGTGTTTGCCGCGGTTGCTGCAGGTAGCAGTTATGGAAACTCAAACGTAACCACATTGTTGGCTGCATATGGCAGTAACACAATATCTACCACCGGCACAGTTAACGCTGGTAATATCACAGGTGGTAACGTATTAACAGGTGGATTGATATCAGCCTCGAGTAACATCACTGGTGGCAATATCTTAACTGCTGGCATTATGAGTTCTACTGGTAATGCCACACACGGTAACATTTTAACTGGCGGATTGATCACAGCCACAGGTAATATCATTGGTGGTAACATCAGCACCGCAGGAACTGCCAGTGTTACAGGTAACTTGAATGTAGGCTCCAACGCCACAGCCACATTACAACATAGTTTACTAAGCGGAATTCAGCTTGCCCCAGCAGCCAACGCAATCACTGCCAATGCTGCGGTATCAATAGGCGGTTCCGGCAGCAACTATCTGGCTTTGGGTCAGTATCCAGTTGGATCTACACTAAATGGTGTGAGCACAGCCTATGCACAATGGATACAAAGCGGATATTCACAAAATGCCACTTACTATCCAATCGTGTTGAATCCTTTGGGCGGTAATGTGCAACTGGGTGGCAATATCATTGCTCCTGGAGCAGTGTTAGGCAATTCAGCAACAGTAACCACTGCTAACTATGCCATTGGTTATAGAGATCTTCCCCAAATATCGTTCGCTGGCAATGCCACAATAGCAGCAGCCGATGCAGGCAAGCATTACTACTCAACATTGTCCACTGGTAACACATTGACTATCGCAAATAACTCATCTGTGAGTTGGACCGTGGGCACAGCAATCAGTATTGTAAATCGTGGAACCGGCAACATCACTATTGCACAAGACACCGGAGTAAGTCTGTATCTTGCAGGCAATGCCACTGCTGGTAATAGAACCGTGACCACATATGGCATGGCGACACTATTGAATGTTGCCGCCAACGTTTGGATGATCAACGGCACAGGAGTAAGTTAATGACTGGCATCATGATGAATATGATGAACAACGTGGGATCAGCTTCATCACCTGTGTACCCCAGCAATAATACTTGGACCGGCACTACATCAGGCCTACAGATCAACTATCTCAATGCACCAACTGCCAGCTTCAACTATTGGCTAGATGAGTCGGGCAATGGTCGCAATGGTACGATATACAAAACAGGCACCGGAACCGCTACTTATACCTCCAGCAACAATGGAGGGTTGATATTGGGACCAAGTCAAGCCACAAACATGGCCATGGTAGCCAATACATCATATAATTTGGCAGTCCCGTTCACCGTTGAAGTTATTGCAAATATTACTGCAACGAGTTTTTGGTCTACACTGTTTGGCAATGAAAGTTACCTGGCGAGCCTTGGTTGGATGGCGTATTGGGCAAGCTCAACTCAAATCTCTATAGGTGGAGTGACCAGCAAATACAACCTTTATAATGTCACTGCCAACTCAGGAGCTATTAGACAATTTATTATCACAGTAGATGCTACACCTAGCCTCAAGTTATACATCAACGGAACGCTACAAAACTCAGTCTCCACTGGATATAATTCTGCACAAAGCCCTGCCGCCACAGGATTGAACTTTGGTTCTCGCCATCCTAATGCTGGTACCTCAGGCACGCCAACTGATGTTGCTATTGGCACCTATTATCAAATGAGAGCTTACAACATTGCTTTGAGTCAAGCTCAAGTCACCGCAAACTACAATGCTGTGAAAACTACCTACGGAATTTGATTATGATCATAAGAAGTGGAACCTATCGCGGCGGTAGATATCAAACACCCGGAGTGGTGCAGGCCAATTTGATCTTGAATCTTGACGCCGGTAATCCTGCCAGTTATCCAGGCTCAGGCTCAACATGGACTGATACTGAAAGCGGATTGGTATATACTTTGGCCAACAGCCCTGCCTACGATGCTGGCAATGGCGGTAGTATATTGTTTGATCCGGCTTTGAGTCAGTATGCTCAGGGACCATCATTTGCATCAACATTTTCAAACTGGACTGTGGAAGCCTGGTTGTATCATGACACTACCAACATGGGCTCGGGATCTCCTTGTATTGTGACAGAAATGTATTTTGGCAATCCCCTCAACTTTACTTTGGGCAACACCGAAGACAGTTTTCCCTACCTCCAGTCTGGTTCATTCAATGGTGGTTGGGCATCAACTTATTCTGGGCAGGTCACACTAATCACAGGCAATTGGTATCAGGTCACAGGCACTTGGGACGGCACCACCGTGCGACTGTATGTAAATGGCGTCTTGGTTAACAGTCGTGCATGGCCCGGCTTCAACTCAGTGCGTGGTGGAAATGGCATCAGATTGATGAGTCGTTGGGACAATTATCAATACTGGGGCGGCAAACTCAGCATTGTAAGAATCTATAACGCAGATATTGGTACCAGCGGTGTGTCACAGAACTTCAATGCCAATAGATCAAGGTTTGGAATATGATTATCTCAGGCGGCAAAATTCAAGGCACAATCTTGCAGGATGAACCTGGATATGTCACCACAGGACTGACCATGTGGTTGGATGCCAATAACCCTGCCAGCTATCCGGGATCTGGAACCACCTGGTATGATCTTTCGGGTTTTGGAGCCAATATTAGCTTGCAGAATTCGCCCACGTGGACCTCAGGCACACCCTCCTACTTCACGTTCAATGGCGCCAATCAGTACGGTGTGGGATTCACTGCCAATGTGTTACCCAACAATCAGTATACCAAGAGCATGTGGTTGCGTCTTAACAGCTACAGCTATAACAACAACATAGTGAGTAGTTTCGCAGGTGGTCACTTCACTTTTGGATCAGGTGGCAACCGTTTCTATAGCGGACACCAGGACTGGGCCAACTACAATGCATTTCCCACCGTGGCCACGTTTGATCTAGGTCAGTGGTATTACATAGCCGTGACATTTGAAGCCTATGTAAGTATGAAAACCTATGTGAACGGTGTATTTGACGCCAGTTCAAGCTACAATCTCAACCCGCATCCCGGCGACGGTAGCACCGACATAGCCAGTTACGATCATGGCAATCTCTTGAGTGGCAGTATAGGCCAGTTTTTCTGCTACAATAGATCCTTGTCTGACTGGGAAGTCTTGCAAAACTTCAATGCCTCACGTGGGCAATATGGAGTCTAGGCCACCCCGATCTGTCCTCAGTATTCTCCCGATTCCTCTATGTGAGATCCGGGTTGATCATAGGCTCGATAATAATCTTCATTGGGTTTCATTACTCTGAACTGATATTTGAGAGCAGCAAACGTGGCCTCTGCTGGATCTAGGAGATCACAGACCACAAAACTGGTACCGCATCCTCCGCTCACGTTCTTGAAAGAGCTGTGCCGGAACTCCTTGGCCTTGAGCGCACGATGGATATCACTACCGTATGCAAATATGATTCGAGTTATACCCAGTCGCTGATTGCGCAGACGAACCCGATCCCAGACTGTGAGTTCAGTGAGTCGGGCCTCATTGGCATCGTCAATGGTCAGCAGGCATTCACGGATCTTGAGAGATCCTTTGGTATGCGTGTTGTCGGGGGTTTCTTTGGTTGACCAGGCAAGTTCGCATGTGACATGATTCACATAGAACGTTTCACCATGTGTTTTGATTACCCACATGGGCACGGTGGGGTCTTCTAGATGTTTTTTGTTGAAATGAAAAACACAATCTCGGCATGCATATTCAATCTAGGACATGAAAGTCTCCTTGGTTAGTGGTGCGCCAGGCGGGAGTCGAACCCGCTACCAGGAGTTTTAGAGGCTCCGGCTATCCGATCAGCTTCGGGCGCATATGGTAATTATGCACGATTCTGCAGGTGGTTTACAAACAAATTGGACAATCTAGGCCACCCTGATCAGCTCCGAGATTTTCACGATTTCCTTGGCACCACTGGGCCATTTGACCTCCACGGTCCATATGCCCCGGCGTGACAATACCACGCCCTGCGCACGGTCTGTGGGTCTGCGCACTATGTCTCCGGCTGCGATCAGTTTGGTTGGTTGTCGACTCATACCTTGAACCATGAGATATATTGACTGACTTCGCGTATGACCGTGGACCAGTCATCAAAATTCTCCTGACGGAACAGGCGTGCTGTGGGATACCAGGGCGAATCTGATCGCGCTAGAAGCCAGCGCCAGTCCACGGCAAATCGCTGCAACATGACCCAGGTGGGACGACCCAGCGCCCCAGCTAGATGCGCTATGGCAGTATCCACGCTCAGCACCACATCTAAGTTCATCAGCAGGGCCGCAGTATCATGGAATCCAGTGATGGTACCGGGAAACATGCGCACACCCAGCTCGGCCAAGGCCGCTGTTTCTTCTGGGGTGGCATCAATCTGGAGATTGATCCATTCGCATTGCGGGTTTGATCGTATCAGCGTGAGAGCCTGAGCAAATGGCATACCTTTGTGGGTGTTGAGCCAGGCGTCCCGGCGGCCACTCCAGGACAAGCCTACTCTCAATCGCGTTTTGTTGCCCAACAGTTGGCGCCATTGCTGGCACAAATTGTCGGGTGCTGTGATATAGTTGATGGATCGCGGTAGATTCTGCAGGGTCAGGCCCAGCACGGCCGGGATGCTCATGATGGGTATCCAGTAATCAACCTCGGGCATGGCACTACTGTATGCCGAGACCGATGCTATGACGGTGCTGTTCTGGAACAACGGTATCAAACCATCGGTGGTCTGCAAATGTACGCGGGCTCCCAACACATGTAGGTTCCATAGGAAGCGACTGAATTGTATGCAGTCACCATGTCCCTGTTCGCCTATGACCAGTATAGAGCGATCCCGGAGATCTTGTCCGGTCCAGCGCGGTCGATCAAGCTGGGGCAAGGTGCCCGCGAGATGTTCGTAGTTCCAACGGGTCTCGTATGCGGGCCAGCCGCGCTCATAGTCGCCCAAGAGCAGCAAGCACACGGATCGATTGAACTGTGCCATGGGATCCTGGGGATTGAGCTGGATGGCACGTTCCAAGAACGGCAATGCCCCAGCAGGTTCCCCGATCTCACGCAGTACATTGCCATAATTGTTGAAGGCCGCAGATGAGCCGCGATCCTGGGCAAAGGCCTGGGCATAGCAGGCCAGAGCCGCATCATATTGGCGATCAGCACGATGTTGATTGCCGGTTTCAATTAGCTGTGCAGTATTCACGGGGTATTTACTACGGTACTCTGGTATAATTTGGTTTTTGCATAAATACTTGGTCCGTAATCATGCGGCTTATGCTGTTTCCCCAAACAGCGTAGCGGGATAGAACCCGCAACTTTACACAAGGAACAAACAAAATGGGTCGAGCTCTCAAAATCTCCAAACGTGGTCCTGCACAGGGCATCACGATCAACGCCGATGGTACCATAAATCAACCCGCAGCCGCGGTCAATGTGGATGTGGGTTATCCCAACTTTGGGTCACTGACAGATCCGGTTTACAACTCAGCTGGCACACTCAGCGCCTCGGATTATCTGGGCGTGGTGGGTGGATTCCAAGAAGGTCAGGGATCAGCTGCCAATCCCTACATCAACTGCACGGTCAATATCGTACTAAACAGCGGTTCTAGCACTGGTTCGGGATCGGGCCGCATCTTGCGCCAAAAGGGTGCACACAAATTCTTGGTGGCCAAAGCCTCGGACATACAAGATGAGGACATCGTGGCCGGTAATACCTATATGATCAACAGTGCCAGCGGTACAGATTGGTCTCAGTTTGGTGCTAGCCCCAATGCAGCACAGGGTGATATTTTCACAGCCACTATCAGTGGTAGTTCGGCTGTTGTTGACAACGGTACCGTGTGGAATGTGGGTATCTGTGTTCTGGCCAACACTGGTTCTCCCAGCGCAGGATATATGAGCGTGGCATACTCTGTGGGTGATAGTTCGGCTGTTTACGCTTCTTATATCACCAATAAATGGGTACGTGACTGGAATGGCATGACCTATGGCAACTACGCTGACAGCAACTATGGTACCAATGTACAAAGTAGCGAAAACTTTTATCCCACCAACTTCTTCACTGATGAAGGTACGGTCACATGGTCTGGTGCAGAAGTTATCAATGGTGCTTCCGCACAGAATGGTAGTCTGCAATTGGCCCAGATCAACAACCTTACTTCGTAACATTTGTCAAACCAAAAGGATCCTCCCAGATAACTACTGGGAGGATTTTTTATGAGTGTGGCTTTTGTGTTGGGTAACGGGCGCAGTCGCATGGGGCTGGATCTGGATCAGGTAAAAAGACATGGTCCCGTCTATGGTTGTAATGCTCTCTATCGTGAATTTATACCCACAGTATTGGTGTCTACAGATAGACCCATAAGCACGGCCATACAAGAGAGTGGCTATTCGGCTCAATACGAGTTCTATACTCGTAAACCTATTCCGGGTCTAGGTGCCAAGTCTGTACCCCAGCAGTATTTTGGATTTAGTTCAGGTCCATTGGCCGTGAGTTTGGCTGCACTGGCCCATCATGATCCCATATATCTCGTGGGATTTGATATGGGGCCAATGCCGGGCGATCTGTTCAACAATGTGTATGCGGATACCGAATTCTACAAAAAAAGCAGCAGTCAACCCACTTATACCGGTAATTGGACACGGCAGATTCTGCGTATCGCCGGCGATTTCCCGCGGATACGTTTTGTCCGAGTGCGTGGATCAACCACGGCGCATATTGCTCAATTTGATGGATTGGCTAACCTGTTTCATCTGGATCTAGAAGACCTACAACGACGACTAAATAATCCAAAGGACCTTTAGATGAGCACAATCAAGCGCGTTAGCGGCAATTACACCATCGAAACCATAGATCCTACAGATTCGATCAAGCTTTCGGCTGGGGCAACTACCATCACCGGGGATCTAACCATCAACGGAAATACCAGTATTGGTGGCAACGTATCGGTTAATCAAATAACCAATGGTACCAGCAATGTCAAGGTGGTCAGCGCCGGCGGTGCGGTCACAGTGGGTATTGGTGGATCTCAAGCAGCAATATTCAACGGTACTGGACTATCAGTCACGGGCAATATTACTGGTGCCAATATACTTGGTGGGGCCAATGTCAACGCAGTGATCCATACTGGGACCACAGTTTCAGTTTCGGGAAATGTCACCAGTGGTAATCTAATATCTGCCGCGCTGGTGCAAGGTGTTACAGTATCAGCATCGGGCAATGTCCAGGGTGCAAATGTCAATGCCACTGGTGCAATTTCTGCCAGCGGAAATGTGTTTTCTAGCGGTAAAGTCACAGCAGTTGGCAACGTCATTGCTGCAGGATTCCAATATGCCAATGGTGTGGCTGTGCAAGCTTCTGGTGCTCAAGGTGCCACGGGCATACAGGGCAGTACTGGATCTGGTGCGCAAGGCACAACCGGTCCTCAAGGAGCTACCGGAATACAAGGAACACAAGGTAGCACAGGTGCTCAAGGTGTCACAGGCAGCCAAGGAACCATGGGCACTCAAGGCGTTCAAGGTTTATTGGGAACACAAGGCGCTACTGGTGGCCAAGGCACCACAGGTGCAGGTACTCAAGGCACCACAGGTAGTCAAGGCGCTACTGGTGGCCAAGGCGCTACTGGTGGCCAAGGCACCACAGGTGCAGGTACTCAAGGCATCACAGGTAGTCAAGGCGCTACTGGTGGCCAAGGCACCACAGGTGCACAGGGTACCAGTGGAACAAATGGCACACAAGGCACCACAGGTGCACAGGGTACCAGTGGAACAAATGGCACACAAGGTGCCACCGGCGGCCAAGGCATCACAGGTGCGCAAGGCATCACAGGTAGTCAAGGTGCTACAGGTAGTCAAGGCGCTACTGGTGGCCAAGGCACTACAGGTGCACAGGGCACTCAAGGTATTCAAGGTCGACAGGGAATTACTGGTACCCAAGGAGCCACAGGTACCCAAGGTGCTACAGGTAGTCAAGGCAGCACTGGATCGCAAGGTATTCTAGGTTCACAAGGTATAACTGGCGACGCTTATGTAACCACTAGCTCAACTAGTCTGACTATTGCAACTGGCAGTCAAACGATAACTGTTGGTACCAATTTAGCATATATCTCATCTCAAAATATTGTTATCTCATATGACGGTAGCAATTATATGTCAGGAACTGTTACCAGTTATAACAGCGGTACTGGACAGCTAGTAACCAATATTACTAGTACTACTGGATCTGGTACTTATAGTTCTTGGTCAGTAAATCTTGGTGGAACTCCGGGACCACAAGGCACCACAGGTGCAGGTTCTCAAGGCACCACAGGTGCTCAAGGCACCACAGGTAGTCAAGGTGCTACTGGTAGCCAAGGCACCACAGGTGCACAGGGCACTCAAGGTATTCAAGGTCGACAGGGAATTACTGGTACCCAAGGAGCTACGGGTACCCAAGGTACTCAAGGCACTACAGGTTCAGGTGTTCAAGGAACAACAGGTGCTCAAGGTATCACAGGTAGTCAAGGTGCTACTGGTAGCCAAGGCACCACAGGTGCACAGGGTACTAATGGAACAAATGGCACACAAGGTGCTACAGGTGCTCAAGGCACCACAGGTGCACAGGGTACTAGTGGAACAAATGGCACACAAGGTACCACAGGTGCTCAAGGTACAACAGGTGCACAAGGCACCACAGGTGCACAGGGTACTAGTGGAACAAATGGCACACAAGGCACTACAGGTGCACAGGGTACTAGTGGAACAAATGGCGCACAAGGCACCACAGGTGCACAGGGTACCACAGGTGCACAGGGTACTAGTGGAACAAATGGCACACAAGGTACCACAGGTGCACAAGGCACCACAGGTACTGGCACTCAAGGCACCACAGGTGCACAGGGTACTAGTGGAACAAATGGCACACAAGGTGCCACTGGCGGCCAAGGTGCTACAGGTGCACAGGGTACTAGTGGAACAAATGGCACACAAGGTGCCACCGGCGGCCAAGGCACCACAGGTGCACAGGGTACTAGTGGAACAAATGGCACACAAGGCACCACAGGTGCACAAGGCACCACAGGTGCTCAAGGCACCACAGGTGCACAGGGTACTAGTGGAACAAATGGCGCACAAGGCACCACAGGTGCACAGGGTACTGCAGGAACAAATGGCACACAAGGTACTACAGGTGCCCAAGGCACCACAGGTGCACAGGGTACTAGTGGAACAAATGGCACACAAGGCACCACAGGTGCACAGGGTACTAGTGGAACAAATGGCGCACAAGGCACCACAGGTGCACAGGGTACTGCAGGAACAAATGGCACACAAGGTACTACAGGTGCTCAAGGCACCACAGGTGCACAGGGTACTGCAGGAACAAATGGCACACAAGGTACCACAGGTGCTCAAGGCACCACAGGTGCACAGGGTACTGCAGGAACAAATGGCACACAAGGCACCACAGGTGCACAAGGCACAACAGGTGCACAGGGTACCACAGGTACTGGTACTCAAGGTGCTACAGGCGCTCAGGGTTCCACGGGCACTCAGGGCTCCACGGGCACTCAGGGCTCCACTGGACCCAGTACGGCTATCAATGCCACAGCGGTCACAACTGGTACATTCTATCCGGTTTTTGTGGCCGCAGCCGGTAGCAACCAAACAGCCTCAGTTCGAACAGCAGCCACGGCATTCAGTTTTGATGCAGCAAATAACACGCTACAGGTCACATCAACACAAGCTCAATATGCCGACTTGGCCGAAAAATACAGCGCCGATCAAGACTATGAACCGGGTACTGTGCTCTGCTTTGGTGGCACACACGAAGTAACTATCAGTTCAGTTGATGGTGATCGAGCCGTGGCCGGTGTGGTCAGTACCGGTCCGGGACACGTCATGAACGCGGGCATATCAGCTGAACATCCGGTACTGCTGGCTCTGCAGGGGCGGGTAAAAACCCGTGTCACGGGCGTGATACGCAAGGGCGACATGATGGTGAGCGCGGGCAACGGCGCGGCCAGATCGGATGCAGACCCCCCAACTGGTGCTATTATAGGCAAGAGTCTGGAAAACTTTGAGGGCGATCAGGGCCTGATTGAAATCGTGGTGGGCAGAGTCTAGCGCAAAATAGTTTGGGATCTAAATTGGTAAATATCCTATAGGATCCCACTAAATGAGCGATACACCACAACAGCTAATAGACATCGGTGCGGTAAATGACGGCACGGGTGAAAGTCTGCGCGACGCTTTTCAAGCGGTCAATAACAATTTTGCCAATATATGGACAGCGGGACCGGTCAACAGCCAAGTCCAGATCTCCAACAATCGTGTCAGTACCAATGAAACCAATCTAGATCTGGTCTTAGCCGGCAACGGGATAGGCAATGTGACCATGGCCAGTACCGTGGTGCCCAATATAGATTCCGTTTATGACCTAGGATCGGCCAATCGCTACTTTGACAGCACCTACAGCCGCTACTATTATGGCAATGGTAGATTTCTAACCGGTATCTCCGGCGGCGGTGCAGGCAATGGTACTGCCATCGCCAATGGTACTTCCAACGTGAGCGTGTTAGCAGCTGACAGCAATATCACAGTGGGCATCAACGGCACCGGTAATGTGGTTGTTTTTGCCAGCAACCAGGTGACATTCGCAGCCAATCTAGAACCCGCAGCCAACATCACCTATGATCTAGGCAGTGACACAGCTCGTTGGCGCGACCTCTATCTATCCAACAGCACCATATATCTGGGTTCAGCTGAGATCTCGGCCAATGCCGACAGCCTTATCCTCAGTGATCCTACTGGTAGCCAGACCACGTTTTCTGCCGAGGGACTGACAACCGCCGGCAATATCGTAGGCGATGCATTCTATCTAGCCAACGGCCAGTCCATAGTGAGTGGCACCCAAGGTACCACAGGCAGTCAGGGCGTAGCCGGAAGTCAAGGCACCGTGGGTGCACAAGGCATCCAGGGCGTGGTAGGCACACAGGGAACAGATGGCGCACAAGGTACCACAGGCACACAGGGTACCACGGGCACTCAAGGCACCACAGGTGCGCAAGGTACCACAGGCACACAGGGTACCACGGGCACTCAGGGCACTACGGGCACACAGGGTACTGAGGGTTTGCAAGGAACCACAGGTCTCCAAGGCGTGGTAGGCACACAAGGCCTGGTAGGCGTACAAGGTAGCGTGGGCAGCCAAGGTACTACTGGAATTCAAGGTGTGCAAGGAGCCACAGGCGCTCAAGGCATCACGGGTGCGCAAGGCACTACAGGCACACAGGGAACACAAGGCACCACGGGTACACAAGGCATCACGGGTACTCAAGGCACCACAGGTACGCAAGGTCAGACTGGTGCACAAGGTATCGTAGGCAGTCAAGGTGTTCAAGGCACCCTAGGATCGCAAGGCACCGTTGGTGCACAAGGCACTACGGGCACACAAGGCACTACCGGATCACAAGGTACGGTTGGATCACAAGGCACCACAGGTACGCAGGGCACCGCAGGCACACAAGGCACTACAGGAGTGCAAGGCGTCACAGGCACACAGGGTACGCAGGGAGTGACCGGTAGTCAAGGACAAACTGGAGCACAAGGTACAACTGGCACACAGGGCGTTACGGGCACTCAAGGCACACAAGGTGTCACGGGCGGCCAAGGCACCACAGGTGCTCAAGGCACCACAGGCACACAGGGTACTGCGGGCTCGCAAGGCACCACAGGTAGTCAAGGCACACAAGGCACGATTGGATCACAGGGTACAACTGGCACACAAGGCACTACGGGCTCGCAAGGCGCGACAGGTGTACAAGGCACTACTGGCTCACAAGGCATAACAGGCACACAGGGTACTGCGGGCTCGCAAGGAACCACAGGTAGTCAAGGAGCTCAAGGCTCTACGGGTACACAGGGCACCACAGGTGCTCAAGGAACTACGGGCACACAAGGCAATACTGGCACACAAGGCACACAGGGAGTTCTTGGCGCTCAAGGATCTACTGGTGCACAAGGCACTACGGGCACTCAAGGTATCACGGGCACTCAAGGTGTACAGGGTGCAGTGGGAGGTCAGGGCGTACAGGGCGCGGTAGGCAGTCAAGGTGCTGTGGGCGGTCAAGGTGTCACAGGTACGCAAGGCACACAGGGTACACAGGGAGTTACAGGCGGCCAAGGTATCACAGGTATCCAAGGCACTACTGGTTCGCAAGGTACTGTAGGTAGTCAAGGCACTACAGGTACACAGGGAACAAATGGCTCGCAAGGTACGCAGGGTGTACAAGGCACGATTGGATCACAAGGCATCACAGGCGATGCCTATCAAACCACTAGCTCAACCAATCTATCCATTGGCACAGGATCTAAATCTCTCACGGTGGGAACCAGCCTGGCCTATATCCCATCTCAGAACATTATCATCAGTTACGATGCCAACAACTACATGGATGGTACTGTTACCAGTTATGACAGTGGTACCGGCGCCATGGTGGCCAATATTACCACAGCAACGGGAACCGGTAGTTACACATCTTGGGAGGTAAATCTTGGTGGTACGCCCGGACCCGCAGGCGCACAAGGTACAACCGGCTCCCAAGGTACAACTGGCTCCCAAGGTACAACTGGCACACAAGGTACAACTGGCACACAAGGTACAACTGGCTCACAGGGCACCACAGGCACTCAGGGCACAACTGGCACACAAGGCATCACAGGCGCTCAGGGTACAGATGGCGCACAGGGCGTTACGGGTACACAAGGTACCACAGGCACACAAGGCGCCACAGGTACGCAGGGCACTACAGGTGCACAAGGAACCACAGGCACCCAAGGTATTGTAGGCAGCCAAGGTGTACAGGGAGTAGGAGGAACTCAAGGCGTCACTGGTGCACAAGGCACCACAGGAACTCAAGGACAAACCGGTACGCAAGGCACCCAAGGCGTTACGGGTGCTCAAGGCACAACAGGTACACAAGGCACACAAGGTGTTACAGGCGGCCAAGGTGTACAAGGTACCACTGGTACACAAGGTGTACAAGGTGTGGATGGCGCACAGGGCACCACAGGTGCGCAGGGATCTACTGGTAGTCAAGGCACACAAGGCACCACAGGTAGTCAAGGTGCCACAGGCGGCCAAGGCATCACGGGCACACAAGGCACCACAGGTACACAGGGTACACAAGGTGCTACCGGAGGTCAAGGCACCACAGGTGCACAGGGCACAGATGGCGCACAAGGCGTCACAGGTACACAGGGTACGCAAGGAGTGACAGGCTCGCAAGGTACTACTGGAGCACAAGGAGTCCAAGGGCAAACTGGTACACAGGGTGTACAAGGTACCACAGGCACACAAGGCACACAAGGGGCGACAGGAGGCCAAGGCACCACGGGTGCACAAGGTACTACGGGCACACAGGGAGTGCAAGGAGCCACGGGTACCCAAGGTTCAACAGGTGCCCAAGGTACTGTAGGTACTCAGGGCATTACAGGTGCACAAGGTGCACAAGGCACCACGGGGGTTCAAGGGGTTACTGGAACCCAAGGTGTCACAGGTGCTCAAGGTGTAGAAGGTATTCAAGGTATCCAAGGAGTTGAGGGTACCCAAGGCTCAACAGGTGCACAAGGCACTACGGGCGTACAGGGCACTACGGGTACACAAGGCACTACGGGTGCTCAGGGTACTACGGGTAGTCAGGGCACTACGGGCACACAAGGATCAACTGGCGGTCAAGGCACCACAGGAGCGCAAGGCGTCACAGGCACACAGGGCACAACAGGCTCACAAGGCGCTACGGGCACACAAGGCACCACAGGCGCTCAAGGCGTCACAGGCACACAGGGCACACAAGGTGTCACGGGCGGGCAAGGCGTCACAGGTGCTCAAGGCACCACAGGAACACAAGGGGTAGCTGGAAGCCAAGGTACCACGGGCGCACAGGGTATTGCAGGTGCCCAAGGCTCAACAGGCGCTCAAGGCGTCACAGGTACCACGGGCACACAAGGCACAACTGGCACACAAGGCACTACAGGCAGCCAAGGTAATACTGGCTCTAGCAGTAATCTATTCAATTACAAGTCAGATACCAACATAATCAGTGGTGATCCTGGTAGCGGTCATCTGTTGTGGAACAACGCCACCCAAGTCAACGCCACATCAATCAATATCAGTCATCTAACCGACGGTGGTCAGGACATTGACATATTCTTGGCATTGATCCAGAATACCGAAGTAATAACCATACAGGATCGAGCCAACAGTGCCAATTATCAACGCTGGCAGGTAAATGGTACACCCACTTCGGTACCCAACAACTACTGGACCTATCCGGTTATGTTGTTGGGATCAGGCGGTACCGGATCAAGCAATTTTGCAGACGAAACTAATCTATTTGTGGCCTTGGTCAATGGTGTCACGGGTGCGCAAGGTGCAACAGGTGCGCAAGGCATCCAGGGTATCTTGGGATCTCAAGGTGTCACGGGCACTCAAGGCGTCACAGGTGCGCAAGGTACTACGGGAATCCAGGGCACTACTGGTAGTCAGGGCACTACAGGCACACAAGGTCTCCAGGGCATAATTGGTAATCAAGGCGTCACAGGTGCTCAAGGCGTCACAGGTGCTCAAGGCACAACGGGTACACAGGGCACTACCGGTAGTCAGGGCACAGACGGCACACAAGGCACCACAGGTAGTCAAGGCACTCAAGGTACCACAGGCGCACAAGGTACCACAGGTGCTCAAGGCGTCACAGGTGCGCAGGGCGTGATTGGTAGCCAAGGCACCGTGGGTGCTCAAGGCGCAACTGGCTCACAAGGTACTACGGGCACACAGGGTGTTCAAGGCACACAAGGTGTGCAAGGAACTGTAGGTACTCAGGGTGTACAAGGTACTCTAGGTACACAGGGTCTCCAAGGCATTCTCGGCACACAGGGTGTACAGGGTGCACAAGGCACTGTGGGCTTGCAAGGCGTGCAAGGCACTGTAGGTACTCAAGGCATCACAGGTACTCAAGGTGCCACAGGTACACAAGGCACGGATGGCACACAAGGTATAACCGGAGCTCAAGGCGCCACGGGTGCACAAGGCACTACAGGTACACAAGGCGTTCAAGGGGTAACAGGTGCACAGGGTACCACAGGTGCTCAAGGCACCACGGGCATCCAAGGACAAACTGGTACGCAAGGCACTGCGGGCAATCAAGGTACCACTGGCTCACAAGGTACCGCAGGTACACAAGGTACCACAGGCACACAAGGCACAACCGGAGCCCAAGGCACAACAGGTACCACAGGTACACAAGGCACCACAGGTACACAAGGCACAACAGGTACACAAGGCACAACAGGTGCTCAGGGCACAACAGGTGCACAGGGCACAGATGGTACACAGGGTACTGCAGGAACAAATGGCACACAAGGCACCACAGGTACTCAGGGCACAACAGGTACCACAGGCGCACAAGGCGCCACAGGCGCACAAGGCACCCAAGGTGCTCAAGGCACTCTAGGTACACAAGGCACAACAGGTGCTCAGGGCACAACAGGTGCACAAGGCACCACGGGTGCACAAGGCACTACAGGCACACAAGGTGTACAAGGAACCACGGGTATACAAGGCACTCAAGGCATCACAGGTGCCCAAGGCACCACAGGTGCACAAGGCGTGCAAGGCATCACGGGTACTCAAGGCATTCAAGGCACACAGGGTGCTACAGGCACACAGGGTACGCAAGGTAATCAAGGTAGCAGTAGCAACCTATTCAATTATCGAGCCAATACTGGTAGTACCAGTGGTGATCCAGGTGATGGCAAGGTAATCTGGAATAACTTGGCCCAGACCAGTGCCACATCTATCAATATTGATCACCTCACAGATGATGGTCAGGACATTGACATATTCTTGGCTCTGATCCAGAATACCGAAGTAATAACCATACAGGATCGAGCCAACAGTGCCAATTATCAACGCTGGCAGATAAATGGCACACCCAGTACTGTTACCAACAACTACTGGACCTATCCGGTTATGTTGTTGGGATCAGGCGGTACCGGATCAAGCAATTTTGCTGATAACAGTACTCTGTTTGTGGCCTTGGTCAGCGGGGCTCAAGGCACAGCCGGTACGCAAGGTGCCACAGGCGCACAAGGCGTGCAAGGCATCACGGGCACTCAAGGCACAACAGGTACACAGGGCACCACAGGTGCACAAGGCACCACGGGTGCACAAGGCACTACAGGTGCACAGGGAGTACAAGGCACGATTGGAGCGCAAGGCATCACGGGTGCACAAGGCACTACAGGTGCACAGGGAGTACAAGGCACGATTGGAGCGCAAGGCACAAGAGGTACCACAGGTACACAAGGCATCACGGGTGCTCAAGGCACCACAGGTGCTCAAGGCACCACAGGTGCACAGGGCGCTACGGGTGCACAAGGCACAACGGGCACCACAGGTACACAAGGCACAACAGGTGCTCAAGGCACAACTGGTGCTCAAGGCACAACAGGTGCACAGGGTGCTACGGGCGCACAAGGCACCACGGGTACCACAGGTACACAAGGCACCACAGGTGCTCAAGGCACCACAGGTGCACAGGGTGCTACGGGCGCACAAGGCACAACAGGTACCACAGGTACACAAGGCATCACGGGTGCTCAAGGCACCACAGGTGCACAGGGCACAACAGGTGCGCAAGGCACAACAGGTACACAAGGCACGGATGGCACACAAGGTACAACAGGTGCTCAAGGCACCACAGGTGCACAGGGTACTAGTGGAACAAATGGCACACAAGGCACAACCGGAGCTCAAGGAACCACAGGTGCACAGGGCACAACAGGTGCACAGGGCACAATAGGTGCACAGGGCACAGATGGTGCGCAGGGCGCTACCGGGGCTCAAGGTGTAACAGGTGCGCAAGGAACCACGGGAACTCAAGGCACAACTGGCGCACAAGGATCAACTGGCGCGCAAGGCGCTACAGGCGCTCAGGGCGTGACCGGAGCACAAGGTGCTACAGGGGCAGGTACACAGGGCGCCACTGGTGCACAAGGTGCCACAGGTACAGGTACGCAAGGTGCCACAGGTACAGGTACGCAAGGTGCTACAGGGGCGGGTACGCAAGGTGCCACAGGCACACAAGGTACTTTGGGTACGCAAGGAGCCCAAGGTCCTAGCGGTGGGGGCGGTGGATCGGCCAATACAATCAACGCTACCAATAATACCACTACCGCTAATCTTTATCCGGTTATGGTAGGAGCAGCTGGAGTTGACCAGTTGGCCAACGTTTCAACAGCAGGATTTGTTTATAACGCCACCAGTAATGCGCTCAGCGTGACAGGCAATATTACCGGCGGCAACTTGACTTCATTGGGAACATTTTCTAGTTCGGTGTTCTTGGCAACCAATGGACTACTACTCACAGCGAACACTATCACAGCCAACTATACTGTGGGATCGGGTTATAACGCTCTTAGTATCGGACCTATTACCACAGCCAACAACGTCAGTGTCACTGTGGCATCTGGACAGAGATGGGTGATTCTGTGAGCGCAGTAACCATAGCCGGAGATACCAGTGGATCGGTCACATTGCAAGCACCAGCTGCGGCCGGAGCCGGTACACTGACATTGCCCAGTGGCAATGTCACATTGCTCAGCAATGTACTCAATCCCGGCAATGTCTCTGCCGCCCCACTTAGTTTTGCTTCAGGTAACCTCTTGACCACGGCCACTGCTGGATCTATTGAATACGATGGTCAAGGTTTTTATGGTACTCCCAGCGGAGCTCTTAGGGGGATCATCCCGGGCATGCAGTATTTTTGTATCAATTCAAACCGGTCATATCCTGTAGGGTCCGGTACCAATAGCGTGTTTGGTGTAGGTGTGACACTGTCGTCGGGCACGGTGTATGTCATGGAAGCCGAGATGGTATTTTCTCGATCTGCCAGTGCAGCCAACATTGTGAGTTTTGGGTTTGGTGGTACAGCCACGGTGAATAATATTTTATACTGTGCTGAATGTATACATTCATCCTCAACTATACCTTTGGTTGATAGTTCATCCAGCGCAGCTTTTTCAACGACCACGGCCATGACTGCTCTGATGGCATCAGCTAATTTCCAAACTGTGACGTTGTGGTTGCGTGGGACAGTGAGTGTCAACGCCGGGGGTACGTTTATACCACAACAATCACAAAATACGCCCACAGCATTTTATACTTTGCAAGCGGGTAGTTTCTTCAGCATATATCCCATAGGGGCCAGTGGTTCCAACATCTCAATTGGGTCTTGGGCATGAGTAAACTGACCATATCAGACAGTGTTGGCGGTAATGTTGTGCTGAGTCCACAAGCCATAGCTGGCACAGCGATACTCACGTTGCCCACAGGTACTGCCAATATCTTGACTACCTCGCTCACAGCAGGCAACACCACCACAGCACCTCTAAAATTTACCAGCGGATCCAATCTAACCACTGCCACAGCCGGCAGCCTGGAGTATGACGGTACAGTGTTTTATAATACCGGGCAGGCCAGTGAACGCGGAGTATTGCCCACTGCCCAACTATATTGGCTCAATAGTGGCATCGCTGGAGGCAATGACGCCACGGTAAGATCTATATTTGGTGTGGGAGTCACGCTGAGTGCCAATACCAGTTACATGATGGATGCATTGATTTATTTGAGCAGAGCGGGTGGTACTACATCACATGTCATACAGTTTTCTTTTACTGGTACAGCCACATTGAATAATATCATTTATCAGGCCGGTGTCATGTACAGCGCCTCTGGTGCGGCATTTGATAATGGTAACCTGACACAGGCCAGTGCTAATGTATCCACGACTGCCAATGTGACCACAGCCATAACCACCTCGGTCAATGCTCCTGTAATGCTACGCGGATCAGTGACTACCAATGCCGGTGGTACTTTTATCCCCAATTACAATGCCAATCGCGCGCCAGGCGGCACCTATACTGTGAATATCGGTTCTTTTATCAAATTCACACCAGTGGGAACCACAGGCAATGTCAGTGTGGGACCTTGGGTATGAGCAATATAATTCTTTCCGGTGACACCAGTGGATCTATTACCATAACGCCAGCAGCTTCAGGCAGCGGTAACATCACATTGCCATCGGTCAGCGGCACATTGATTGCCAATACTGTGTTGGCAGCCGGTACCAATAGCCAAGCTCCGTTGACTTTCAGTTCCGGCAGCAATCTTACCACTGCCGCTGCGGGCAGTTGGGAATATGACGGCCGGATACCTTATGTGACACCACAAGGTACACAACGGGGCATCATGCCCAGTAATTTGGTGTATTATTTGAACTCCAATCGAGCTCTGTCCAATGATACGTCTATACAAAGCATCTTCAATGCTGGAATTACGTTGAGCGCAAATACCGTATATGAGATACAGGCGCAGCTGGTCATTTTGGCAACAGCCGGCATAGCCTCCATGGCTATCAATTTGGGTTTTGGTGGTACTGCCACGATAAACTACATTTTATATGATTTTCCCTATTTGATCAACACGTCGGCTAGCACAATCAATCTAGTAGATATTAGTCCGGTACAAACCATAATAAACACTGCCAGTATGACCGCAGCAGCGGGATCGGGATCCAGTGAAGCTAGTTCGATGACCATACATGGTACAGTGAGTATCAACGCCGGCGGCACTTTCATACCCCAGATGCAGTACTCTGTGGCCCCTGGGGTAACATCCTCGGTGCTAAAAGGATCGTGGTTTTGTCTCACGCCGCTGGGGGCTGCTGGGGCAAATATCAGCGTGGGAACTTGGGCCTAACCATATGATCGCGACCCAGATAAGTAATATAAAGGCACACAGATGAGCAATATCAGCGTAGGCACACTGTCAACTACTTCATTTATACAATTGGGCGATACCACGGGCAATTTGGTAATCAAAACCAATGATACTGGCACTGGTGGTACCACGGCCCTCACGCTGACCAATACCCAAAATGCCAACTTTGCTAATACCATAAGCGCGGTAGGCAACGTCACAGGCAGCAACATCAACACAGCAGGCGTTGTATCAGCTACCAGCAACGTCATAGGTGGTAATGTGACCACCGCGGGTCTCATATCGGCCACTGGTAATGTCACGGGTGGCAACATAATCGCTACTACCCTGGTGCAAGGTGTCACAGTTTCTTCGTCGGGCAACGTAATCGCAGGTAACGTTACAACTGTGGGTCTTATGTCAGCCACAGGCAACGTCACGGCTGGCAACGTCAATGCTGCTGGTTTGAGTTTGACCGGTAACGTATTATCTGCTCTCAACGTTACCAGCAACGTCACTGGTGGCAATGTCATATCTGTGGCGGCCATCAGCGGTGCCAGCATCAGCGTCAGTGGTGCCACAACCGGTGCAGGTGCAGTGACCTACTCAACTACCACCGGTGCCATCAACATAGGTACCAGTCAAACCACAGGTACTTTGACACTGGGCGGCACGGCGCAAACAGGACTACTCTTGATCGGTCAAAGCACAGGTGCCCAGACCTGTAATATAGCCACTGGTGCCACAGCTACAGCCACCACCAAGGCCATCAATATTGGTGTGGGTGGACTGGCAGGATCTACTACTACCATCGCTATTGGACCAGTCACAGCCACCACTGCTGCGGCTACGGTGACATTCAACACAGCCACCACAGTGGCCATAGCCAATACCGGTGGATCAGCACTGAGCGCGGCCGGCAACATCACGGGTGGTAATATCATAGCGACCACAGATATCAGTGCTGGTGGTAACGTAGGATTTACAACCACTACCGGTACCATCAACATAGGTACCAGCCAAACCACAGGTACGTTCACTGTGGGTGGCACATCGGGAACTGGTTTGATTCTAATTGGTCAGAGCACGGCCAATCAGACCGGTAACTTGTTTTCTGGAGTCACAGCTTCCGCCCGATTCAAAAATATCAATATTGGCACAGCCGGAGCAGCAAATTCGCTCACTACCATGTCATTGGGTCCAGTAACTGGTAACGCCACTTTCGCTATCAATGATGGTACCACTACGATTTTGGCCAACACTGGGCAAGCCGCACTCAGCATAGCCGGCAATGTGCTGGCTGGTAACATATTGGTAGGTTCCGGCATTGGCGGTAGTCTGTATTTCAGTGGCGGGGACTATGCCACCGTGGCTGCCGGAACCACAGCATTGGCCTTTGGTACCGGTGATTTTACTATAGAATTTTGGGTCTACGTGCTCACAGCCGGTGTGGTCTATGACCAAAGGACCTCCACAGCTGACGTCTCACCCGTGGTCAATGGTCAGACGGGATCATGGACTTTCCAATTTGGAGCGACCACTGCTATAACTGGTGGCGCTGTGACTACCAATGCTTGGACACATGTGGCTGTTAGTCGACAATCGGGCAGCACCAAACTTTGGATCAATGGTGCGCAGTCGGGTTCGACTTATACAGATTCTAACAGTTACACATGCCCCAGTGGACGACCCGCATTGGGAGCCTATGGTGATACGTTTGGTGGAAAATTAGTAGGATATGTAACAAATCTTAGAGCGGTCAAAGGCACCGCGGTCTATACCGCTGCGTTTACCCCGTCCACCGCACCATTGACGGCTATAGCCAACACTCAATTGTTGCTGTCCGCGGCCACGTCAGTAAACTATATCAAAGATTCCAGTACCAATAACTTCGTAACAACGCCGACTACTAACCTTTATTGGAACCCCATGACGCCGTTTACTACAACGGCTGCGGCCTCGTACGGTGTCATAACCGCGGGCACAGTCAGTGCAGTGGCCAACGTCATAGGCGGTAATGTGACCACTGCGGGTCTCATATCGGCCACTGGTAACATCACAGGTGGTAACGTTCTATTTGGCTCAGGTATAGTTTCGGGCACTGGTAACATCACCGGCGGTAACGTTCTATTTGGCTCAGGTATCGTTTCGGGTACTGGTAACATCACGGGTGGCAACGTCTTGGGTGGTGCCAACGTCAATGCGACCACACACACAGGTACCACAGTATCAGTAACAGCCAACATCACAGGTGGCAACGTTCTGTTTGGCTCAGGTATCGTTTCGGGTACCGGTAACATCACGGGTGGTAACCTCAATGCTGCTGGTTTGAGTTTGACCGGTAACGTGGTATCTGCACTCAACATTACTGGTAACGTCACAGGTGGTAACGTCATATCTGTGGCGGCCATCAGTGGTGCCAGCATCAGCGTCAGTGGTGCCGTAACCGCTGCTGGTGCAGTTACCTTCTCAGCTACTAACTTGTCTATCAACATAGGTACCAGCCAAACCACAGGTAGTATTACATTGGGAGGTACTAGTCAGACCGGTTTTATCACTATTGGTCAGAGCACGGCCAGCCAGACAGCCAATATATCTACTGGTGCAACGGGAACTGGTAATACCAAAACCATCAACGTTGGTGTGGGTGGACTGGCAGGATCAACTACCACTATAGCCATAGGACCAGTCACAGCTACAACAGCAGCTGGCACAGTGACATTCAACACAGCCACCACAGTGGCCATAGCCAATACCGGTGGATCAGCATTGAGCGTGGCTGGTAATATCACGGGTGGTAACGTCTTGGGTGGTGCCAACGTCAATGCGACCACACATACAGGTACCACAGTATCAGTGACCGGTAACATCACGGGTGGTAATGTTATATCGGCTGCTCTCAATGGCACCGGTAATGTCACCATAACCAGTACTGCGGCCAATGCCTGGGTATTCCTTACACCCACGGGCACGGGTACGATCCAGGTCAACACGGACATAACCAACGGTCAAGCCAATGGTGTGGGCAACATCGGTAATGCCACCGGGTATTTCAATACTGTATTTGCCAAAGCCACTTCGGCTCAATACGCTGACTTGGCCGAGATTTATGCGGCCGATCAAGAGTATTTGCCTGGAACGGTTTTGAGTTTTGGTGGCAACAAAGAAGTTACCATGAGTGACGTATACAGTGATAATCGCGTGGCTGGGGTAGTTTCAACCAATCCCAGCTATGTCATGAATTCCGTGATGTCAGACCCCTATGCCACTGCGGTTGCATTGACTGGTCGAGTACCAACATCGGTCACAGGTCAAGTAAGAAAAGGTGATATGATGATCAGTCATGGTGATGGCACAGCCACAGCCTGTAGTCAACCGGCCATGGGCACTGTGATTGGCAAAGCGCTCGAAGATTTTGCCGGCACTAGCGGAATGATCGAGATTGTTGTAGGAAGATTATAAACTCAAAATATCTAATCTAGACGGAAATTATAGGCATCCACGCTTGGCATTATAACTAAACATATGAATGATGCCCAAGCAGTAGAGAAAAATGGTCTAGTATCAGTAGCATTGTCCCGGGGCGGTTCCCTGCATCCCCTGATCATACCAGCAGAAAAAACCAATGGTACCGGTCTCATGAACCCATCGATCTATGTGGACGGGGATCGCATATTATGCAATATTCGGCATGTGAACTATACGCTGTACCACAGCGAAAACAAAAAATTCCAGCATCGCTACGGGCCCTTGCAGTATCTGCATCCCGAAAATGATCGCCATCTGCGCACCTGGAATTATCTGGCCGTGCTAGACCCAAATCTCAACATCGAGACCGTGGATCAGATAGACACTTCGGCCCTGGATGTGGAGCCTATCTGGGAATTTGTTGGACTAGAAGATGCGCGTGTGGTACGCTGGTGTGGACGCCTGTACTATACTGGTGTGCGCCGGGACACCACGGTCAACGGACAAGGACGCATGGAGCTCAGCGAAATCCAAGATCTACGGGAAATCAGTCGCCAACGCATGCCGGCCCCGGGCACTGACACCAGCTATTGCGAAAAGAACTGGATGCCGGTGCTGGATCAACCCTACACCTATGTCAAATGGACCAATCCCACTGAAGTGGTCAGATATGATCCCCTGACCAAAGAGACCAAGACCATATTCATAGATGAGCGATCGCGCATCCCAAATTTGCCAGATCCCAGGGGCAGTAGCCAAGTCATACCCTACGGAGAATTTTATCTGGCCCTGACCCATGAAGTAGATCTATTCAAGAGCGAGCACGGTCAAAAAGATGCGGTGTATCGACATAGGTTCATAGTCTGGAACCGTGACTGGGAAATGATCCGCGTGACGCCGAGTTTTTCGTTCATGAACGCCGACATCGAATTCTGTTGCGGCGCTGCCTGGTTGGGCGATGATCTGGCTCTCAGCTTTGGTTATCAAGACAATGCGGCTTTTGTGCTACGCATGCCACGAACATTGTTGGACGATTTGATCTGGGGCAAAAATCTCAACACTCGCGGATTCAACTGGGGAGCCATCCAGGCCAATCCTTGGTTCATGGAACAAGTCTATGATGAAATCTTCAACCATGACGTATATCAGAAATTTTTCCCGGTTGAACCCGGTGATACTGTGCTGGATGTGGGAGCCAGTTCGGGTCCTTTCCTATGGAGCCTGGCCAACAAAAATATAAAACGTATCCTGTGTCTTGAACCCGAGTCCAATCTGTTCCGTACCCTGGAGAAGAATGCCAAGCGTCTGGATATTTCAGCCACGCTGATCAATCGTGCCATGGCCGCTACCACCGGCACCAACATGATAGCAGGACTATTTGACCCGGCTCGAGTAGATATCAGCGATGGATCTGATGCCAAACCCGTGGATACCATAGCCTTCCCGGCCATTTTGGCCCAGTATGATCTGGATCACATAGACTTCGTCAAGACCGACTGCGAAGGTGGTGAGTACGAGATCTTCAATGATGCCAATTTTGAGTGGATAAATCGCAATGTGCGCAAGATCGCCGGTGAATTCCATCTCAACACTCCTGAACTGAAACAAAAATTCCGACGTTTCCGTGATACCTATCTCAGGCAAATGACTTCGCATCGCATAGAAAGCCTGGACTACGTGGATATCAAACCCAATCTATGGTCGGACTGGTTTATTGAATTCTATTCCGCTATCAATGTGTGGATCGACAACCGTGTGCCCCTGGAACAAAAGAAACCCTGGCAACATCACCCGGCTCCCACCATGGAGGTGACCACTTCGGTGCCCCAGGGCGGATGCACGGTAGATTGTGTGTTCTGTCCCCAGCGGCTGTTGGTAGAAAGTTACAAGGGCAACCGGATCATGCAGCTGGAAGATTTCCAGCGATGGGTCGACAAAATACCCCAAGACGTGCGTATCACATTTTCGGGTTTTGTAGAACCTTGGTTGAACCGACACTGCTCAGACATGGTGTTGTATGCCCATGAGCAAGGTCATCCCATCAGCGTGTTTACCACGGGTATAGGCATGAGCATCGAGGATATGGAACGCATAGCCCATATACCATTTGTGGGCGAACCCAATGGTGGTTTTACCTTTCATTTGCCCGACAGCGAACTCTTGGCCAAACATCCCATCACACCCCGATATATCAAACTATGCGAATGGATCCGAGACAATCATCAGCGCATCACCAACTTCAAGGTCATGAGCATGGGCCGTGAGGTTCATCCTGCAGTGGCCCATTGTTTTGATCAGACCTTTGTGGTGGGACAGATGTGGGACAGAGCCGGCAATCTCAGCCGTGAGGCCATACTAAAGCCCGAGCTCATGGATATCAAGCATCGTTGGAACCGCATCAAGCACACCGATGGTCCGCGTACCTGCGGGTGTGTAGAAAATCTCTATCACAACGTACTGATGCCCAATGGTGATGTTAGTCTATGCTGCATGGATTATGGCCTGGACAATATCATCGGCAACCTAGACAGTCACAGCTACGAACAAGTCATACCTCAGGCCAATACCTGCTATGATATCTGTACCAGCTGCGAAAATGGTGCGCATCCCGCACCACAACCCATGCGATTTTATCCACGATGAAACATCTCTTAGACTACGTCAATAACCCCGAAGATGCTGGCTGCAACTTTCATCTGGGTCTGGAGTATGAACTCCTGGGCCAGACTGGTGCTGCCATCAGCTTTTATCTGCGCACCGCCGAACGAGCTCAGGACATCTTGCTGCAATACGAGAGTTTGCTGCGTATGTCTCTCTGCTTTGGCAAGCAAAAAACACGCGACGACACCCAAAAGGTACTGTTGCAAAAGGCCATCAATCTCATGATGGATCGACCCGAGGCCTACTTCCTACTAGCTCGAGCACACGAACGCCAGGAGCAATGGCACGAGGGTTGGACCATGAGCAACATGGCTCTCAAGATTTGCAGCTGGGATCACGCACCACTTTTGACCAATGTGGAATATCCCGGACGCTGGGGCTTGTTGTTTGAACAGGCAGTGTGTGCCTGGTGGGTGGGTGAATGTGAACAGAGCCGACGCATGATGTTTGAGCTGCGCTATAGCCATCCACTTGATGACATACATCGCAACGCCTGCGATCGCAATCTCCAGGTGTGCGGTTGGCCGCGACTGAATCTGCCCTTTGATCCCAGTCAGGCCAACCACATACGCTGTGCTTTCTCGGGACTACACGACCTCTCACAAAACCACAGTCAGAGTCTGCAGGACATATTTGTTTTGGCAGCCAATCAAGGCCAACGAGAAAAATGGTATCTCGAAGTGGGCAGCGCCGAACCCTTTTACCACAACAACACGGCTCTGCTAGAAACGCGCTTTGGCTGGCGTGGTATCAGCCTGGACATAAACCAGGCCAAGGTAGAAGACTTTGGTCGTCAGCGGCGTAACACAGTATTGTGCCAGGATGCTACCCGTACCGACTATGCAGCCCTACTAGCGCAGTATGGCGCGCCCCGAGATCTAGGCTATCTACAGATAGACTGCGAGCCGCCCGAAAACAGCCTCCGCATCTTGATGAGCATGCCTTGGGACCGCTATCGATTTGCTGTGGTGACCTTTGAGCATGACTACTATGCCGATCCCGGTGTGCGAGATCGCAGTCGCGATTATCTAAGGAAACAGGGCTACGAACTCATGGCCGGAGATGTAGCCTTTGATCTCACGCACAGCTACGAAGACTGGTGGGTGCATCCGGATCTGATCAATGCCCCAGTTCGTGATCAACTGCGCGATCTTGGTACCGCGGTCAAACCAGCGGACCACTACCTGTTTGGCACTGTCAAGAGCTAGCTTCGATCAAGCGCAGTTTGCCCTGTACATCTTCAATGTTGATCACGTTCCAGAGACCGGGATGCATGGGCCGAGGCCATTGTCCCGCATCGATCCAGGCATAGCCCAAGTGTTCCGAGTTGAGTCGGGGTTGGAATTCCTCGGCCACCACACACACCCAGGTGTTGTATTCAAAATGTCCGTCGGCGCTGGTAAATTTCTCCAGAGGCATCAGGCGTAGATACGAGGGCATGCGGCCCAGTTCTTCGCAGCATTCGCGTTCCATACCACCCAAGAGCGTTTCGCCTGATTCAATTTTGCCGCCGGGCAGGCCCCAGACCTGGGGATGCCGGGGATCATTGCGCATGAGATAGAGATAACGACCGGTAGTGACAGCTCGGAACCACACACCTACTGCTTTTACAACACTAGATTCCATTCACCACCCATGTATACACCTTGATAACTTTTCTTCCAGAATTCGCCGGTCCACTCGTACTGTGTACCTGTAGTTATGTTGGTCACGAACTGTTGGGTAGATTCATCCGCGGCCACAAAAACCACGCGCCAGCGTGTGCCCATCCACTCTATGATGTCGTTGGCCTGAGCCACCAAGGGTTGATCCTGTTCGCCCAGCCAGGCCAAAGGGTTATCACTGTTGGACCAGCTACCAGTGGCCTGGGTCAAGAGATATCTAGTGCCTGTGGCGGGCGTGGGTAGGCCATCGCCTGGCGCACTAATTAGTGGATCTATGATGGCATTGATGGGTTCGAGAGTATTTTGTGGTACCGTATCCGCATCTGGCGTGAAAATCACCAGGCGATCATCGTTGGGATCAACAACAATGGTACCCACGATCTGTGTGTCGGGATTTTCAGGTGGTAGATTCAGTCGGATCTGACTGATTCCAGGTCTCAACACACCATAGGCGCCTATCACGGCAGGCCATAGCAGGGGGCTGTCGGCCACGATGGCTGTGGGTCCAAGATCAGCCAGACTGCCATTGGGCACGATGGTAGGGTTGTAGAGAATCTGTATGGCATTGTCTATGACAACCAACTTGTAGTTCCAGGGTGTGACCATCACACGAGTACCCAACAAGAGATCGTTGTTGGTGATAGCGTCGTTGAAATCGCCTTGGGCATCATACATGCTCATGACCACACGTTCTACCACTCCCAGCTTCTTGACCTTGACTGGACTGCTCAGCCAAATGGGTATGTTGAATTTCCATGTGGCGATGTCTATGGGGTTATCGGTGCCCATGGGTATGCTACGACTGGTATACACAGTGTCATCCAGTTCGATCACAGACAGGCTGGTCCAGTCCAGGAAGTTATCGGTGCTCGTTACTTCCAGACTGGGATTGAACAGGGCCGACAACTGTTCCCATAGCTGCCATTTTTGATTGGTATTTGATGTCCAGATGTCTAGATTGATACTCATTTTGTAGGGTACCGGCATCAGGCGTTCCACAGTAAACGCATTGCCCTGCGTGGTTTCATAAGTTTCGGTAGCTGGATCATAGGTGCGTTGGCGCACAGATACCTTGTTCACATGATAGGGTTCTTGCAGTCGCTGACGATCATAGGTGAGACTGGTGATATAAAAGGTCATGAGCGGAGTGCTAGGCAAATTGTTAGCGGAATTTTCCTGTATGATGGTTTGGGCATTACGAGTGGCATCACCGTAGCGCACTGGCACTCGTAGCAGAGCCATCTTGTTGGGGTCGTCTTTGTCACGACCATATTCCACCTGAAAACCCGATACCGCTCGGGTAAACTGCAGGAGGAAGCGTCTTATTTGCTCGTCATAAAAAAATTCTTGAGTGATTGTCATGATCAGCTAGATTTCTGTCCAGGTTGTGTGTTGGGATAGGGCTTGGCGGGAAAGTGACCGCCCTGGCTGCCATTGTCCGCACGAGGTCGTAGCACTTCGCTGAGACTCTGACGGCTGGGTATGTTGCCCTGATCCGTGGTGGCCGTGGTGTAGGTGTTGTTGACAAAGCTGCTGCGCAGGGTGTCGTTCACACTGCCATTGTTGAGATTGGTACGAACTTTGTCTTCGATGTGTAACCAGCGTGAACCATTGTATCTAAACAGGCGGTTAGGAAAATAATCCAAGCGCAAAAAGTAATCGCCGGGTACAGCACCAGATGGGAACGTGGTACCTACACCGCAAGGCAGACCATTGGGCGGTACACCATCACCGGTAAGGTATCCTACGGTGTAGCCATCGCCCTGGGGCGTAACATTCATACCGCCTTGGGTACCGTCCACTGTGGTGGCGCTGTTGGTATATAGGGTATCAGGGCTGGCCGGTTGCCCACCTGCACTGGCCTGATAAGGGGTCCAGTATTCCTGATTGGATATTTGCACACCCGGCGGCACGTCAGCCCGAGCAGTCCAGTACTGTCGATCAATATTGACCACGGTACCCGCATTGTAGGCTGAGTCTCGATCCCAGAGATTCCATATAGCTGGGGTTACAGGCACACCTTGTACCGTGGGCACGATGTAATAGCTCTTGACATCATAACCGGATGCAGGTACTTCCACATCGGCTTGTGTGAGTATGGCATCGTCGATTGCTTGATCCTTCAACCGGGTGGTCATGAGCTCGTCTTGTGTGCCCGGAGTGTACGGTGTCCAGTAGGTGGTGTTGGTGATGTCGGTACCGGCTGGAACATTCGCACCAGCACGATAGTAGGTATTGTTGTAATTGACCACGCTGTTCTGCGGATAGAAATTGTCGCTATCCCAGATGGTACTATTGACCATGGGCTTTTTCAAGATGTCTTTGAATTCCTGGGCGTTGGTCAAGGGTGTGGCCTTGACACGCCAGATGTGTGGTAACCAGGTCTGGCTGAGTCCTTCACTGGCGTAGTTGGCATCTTGTATCACATAGTATCGCGGCAGTGGTTCGGGCGTGGCTGCATTGAGCGGATAGTAGTCTTTGAGATTGGGCAGTTCCAACACATCTCCGTTCATGAGTTTTCGCCCAAATGTGTCAATCATGTCATTGAAGTGAAATGTCATGAACAGGGTATCACTGTTGAGAAATAGACCAAACTGGGTGAGATCAAAGTCGATGTCTTGATGGGTATATACACCGCGCATGACGTAGATGTCTTGATCATAGATCCTATCGCGGTTTTCCAACAACAGCAGGTCCTGTATGTTGAGCGGACTCTGTGTTTCGTACACGGGTTGGGTGGCATCTGCGTTACCGCTAAAGGTCGAATCTTCGCCCCCGGTCTGCGGGCCCATGTATTTGTGCACAAAGATGTCCATACCACCCACGGTATAGCGCTCGCTAATGATACGATCTAGATACTGATAATCACGGGTCCTATTGGGACGCCATAAACTGAGTTTGGGCATAGTGCTGTATTTATGGGGTGGTTGACCAGAATTGATCGATCAGCTAAAATAACTGTATGAAACTGGAAGATTGGGACGAGCTAAACTCCAGGCTGCAACAGAGTCTGGAGCGCATTGAACGCTTGCCGCGTTTTGCGCGCCGCGATCTCAGGCGCATGAGTCGCCCCGCAATAGATCTCTTGCGCCGGGCCGATCAAGAGCGCGTGATCTCGCGTAGGCGTCGCAATCCCACACCCCAGTTTGAGAACCTGATGCAGCAGGCCCAAGAGGCCTTGACCAATTTTGAAGGACATGTTATATTCGCTTCTTTGATGAGGAATCCCAATGAAGAGCAAGATTGACGCCAAACCCGCAAAGCCCATCATGCCCCGGGACGCCGACACCAAATACATGGGCAATGAACCCCAGTGGACCAAGCTACCCCAAGATGACGCGGCCCGTAGGCTGGCTCAGCTGCATGCGTTTGCCTGGTATAACTATTACTGCGACAGCAAAGATGCCAAGAAGTTCGTGATCGACTGGATGGGTCGTAACGAATTCCCGGCCGCGGCTTGCCAGCGCGTGGCCCGCAGCAATGAACGAAACTTCAGCACCACCCCGGGCTGGCTATGCCGCATGAACGTCATGGGTTGGCCGCTGGATGAGCGTGAACGTCGGGTGATCGCGGATCATATCCAAGCGGCCTTGCAGCAGGGCGAGGACGACGTCCAGGTACAAGAAAAACCCGCAGCACCGCGACCCAATATCCAAGATCGCCTGCGCGAAAAAATGCTGGAAACCGGCGGTGATATCGAAGGCTTGTTTGACTCCATGATCTTGGCCGGTGCCAAGATGACCGCAGATATCCAGCCCATGACCATACTGCGTGAGCGCAATGTCGTGCCCCAAATGGTGGGCGAGATCGCACAGCACTGGCGACAGGTAGCGGCTGAACTGCAAGAAGCTGCCCAGGGGCGCGATGCCGATCTCGTGGAGGGCTATGGCCGATTCAGTAAGATCCAGGTCCGCAACATGGTGCGATTTGCCGAACAGGTCGTGGCCGATTGCGCCAGCTATGTGCAGGTCAAAAAGGTCGAGCGCAAACCGCGCAAGAAAAAGCCCGTGAGTCCCGAAAAGCTCACGGCACGTTTCAAGTATCTGCGAGAGTTTGCTGAACTGGGATTGAAATCAGTGCCAGTGACCGATTTGGTGGATGCCCAAGAAGCCTGGCTCTATGATACCCGACGCCGTAAGCTGATCTACGTGGTGCATGAAGATTTGCTGGGTTCGTTTTCGGTCAAGGGCACGGGCCTGATCGGCTATGATACCACCAAAAGTGTGCGCAAGACCCTGCGTAAACCCAAGGAGCAGCTCAAGAGCCTCATGAGTGGGGGCGCTCCTGCTGCGCGTAAAGTGTTCCGAGAGATCCGTAGCACCGAGACCAAATTCAATGGTCGGGGCAATGCGGATATGATCATACTGCGTGTGCGCTAGCGAGAGGGTTCCTGGGCTAAATATGCACAAGGAACCCAACCATGGCCGAGCAACAACAAGATACTCTCGCTGAACTCAAACAAGCTCTAATAAAATATGTGAGCGCCCAATTGGGTGCTAACATTATTGATGTGGAACTCGATCCCGAGGACTACGAAGCTGCCTATCAAAAGACCCTGGGCACCTATCGTCAGCGAGCCCAGAATGCCTATGAAGAAAGCTACAGTTTCATGTACCTGGTCAAGGATGAAAACATCTATCAATTGCCCCAGGAAGTGATATCGGTGCGCCAGATTTTCCGGCGTACATTTGGTGATGCCACAGGCCCATTTGCATCCAATTTTGATCCCTTTGCACAGGCCAGCCTGAATGTATATCTCATGAACTTCAACGTGGCCGGTGGTCTAGCCACCTATGATTTCTACAGCCAGTACGTGGAACTAGCAGCTCGCATGTTTGGTGGATACATCAATTACACCTACAACCCCGTGACCAAGAAGCTGCAACTGATCCGTGATCCCAAGGGCAGCAACGAAGCCATACTGCTATGGACCTATAACCTCAAGCCCGAGATCAACCTCTTGAGCGATTTCCAAATTTCTCAATGGATGCGGGACTACATGGTGGCCAACTGCAAGATGATCATAGGCGAAGCTCGCGAAAAATTTGGTACCATAGCCGGTCCCCAGGGCGGCAGCACCCTCAATGGTACTGCCATGAAAACCGAAGCCCAGGCCCAAATGGATGCCTTGCTCGAGCAACTCAAGGCCTATGTGGATGGTTCTCAGCCCATTACCTGGGTGATTGGCTAGAGCAATTTTGACAGTGCTGTAGTTTTCAACTATAATCGCATCATGACTGATGTCATGATCGATATTGAAGGGCTAGGCACCGGGCCCGATGCTACCATACTAACCATTGCCGCGGTTGAGTTTGACCCTTTGACTCGTGATAAATTGGGGCGCCAATTCTATGTGCGTGTGGACATGGAGAGCCAGGCTGATCGCCGCATCGAGCAAGGTACTCTAGAATGGTGGGCCACCCAACCCCACGATATACGTGATGATGCGTTCCAGGAACAAGACCGTGTGTGTCTGCGCGAGGCCTTGGAGGGGTTGACCCGTATGGTCTGGCATGCCCGGCACGTCTGGGCGCAAGGACCCTGCTATGACATGACCATCCTGGAACATGCCTACAAGAGTCTCAACATGGCGCTGCCCTGGAAGTATTTCGCAGTGCGCGACAGCCGCACCTTGTTTAGCCTCGCTCCCGGCCTGGAACGCTATCCAGCCAGCCACAACGCCCTGGAAGATTGCTGTTGCCAGATATTGCTGTTGTGGGATGTACTGGAGTATCTCAAGATAAAGGAACTGAAATGATCATCGCGATTTGCGGTTGGCAAGGGTCGGGCAAAGACACCATGGCTGACTATTTGGTAAATTCCCATGGATTTCGACGCGACAGTTTTGCCAGCACACTCAAAGATGCTGTTGGTATGGTATTTGGTTGGGATCGCGAAATGCTGGAAGGGCGCACCCAAACCAGCCGGGCCTGGCGCGAACAGGTGGATCAGTGGTGGGCTGAAAAATTACAGATACCCAATCTCACCCCGAGATGGGTATTGCAGCAGTGGGGAACCGAAGTGTGCCGTCGCGGATTCCATGACAATATCTGGGTAGCAAGCCTGGAAAACAAACTGCGCAAAACCACCGATGATATAGTTATTTCTGACTGTAGATTTCCCAATGAGATCGAAGCTTTACGCAATGCTGGCGCTAAACTCGTCTGGGTTGAGCGTGGTGCGAGACCAGTTTGGTATGACTGGGCGGTATGTTACAACCGGGCCAACGATGAACAACGTACCATCATGCGCATCGTGGCCGATCTAGAAGAAAGCATGTTTCGGTACCGGATCCATGAAAGCGAGTGGGCCTGGGTAGGCAATAGATTTGATCATCACATTGACAACAATGGTAGCTTGGAAAATCTCTACGATCAAGTCAGAGATCTGGTTCCAGATCTCCCGGCCGCGCTGGCGAATCGCCCCTAGACACAGCGATTTCGCAGTTACGGCATACGCTGCGTAGATTTTTGGGTTCCACGTTGGTCAATCTGCCATCCATGTGATACACCAGGATCTGGGCACTGTATCTAGCCCGGAATCCGCATAGATCACACACTATTTTTTTGCGATAGCCCGCTATCTCCCATCGCGGCCGATGCGGGCGTATACCTCGATTCCGGCGTTGACAATTTTCGCAGCGACGTCGATAGTGTATGCGATCCAGGCCGTGATAGTTTACGGCACAGGGACGTTGACCGCAGGCAGCGCAAATGGGACGAGTCATCCTCTATTTAACTCACGAACCTTGGCCAAAGGGCGTTCTAGCGGTGGTTTTTTTGTGGCTTCCGGTAAATATCACTATAACTTTTTACAAGGAAACCTCAAAATGGCCCTGACATCACCTGGCGTAGAAGTAACAGTTATTGACGAAAGCCAATACATTCCCTCGGCAGTCAACACTGTACCTTACTTCTTGATAGCTACTGCACAAAACAAAGTTTCTGGTGACGGCGTAACCGTTGCTGCTGGTACGACCGCAGCCAATGCCGATAAAACCTATTTAATCACAAGCCAACGTGATTTAGTAGCCACTTTTGGTGTACCGTTTTTCTACAATACCACGACCGGTACTCCCATCAATGGATATGAACTCAACGAATACGGTTTGCTGGCTGCCTATAGCGCCCTGGGCGTGACCAATCGTTGCTATGTGCAACGTGCAAACATCAATCTGACCGAACTCACAGCCAGTCTGGTTCGCCCCACGGGCAACGCCAACAATGGCACCTATTGGTTGGATACTTCGACCACGCAGTGGGGTATCCAGGAATGGAATCAATCCACAGCTCAATTCACGGTGAAAACCCCCTTGGTCATTACCGAAGTCGAATATGTGGTGGATGCTGCTGGTGGTGATTATACTCCCGTGACCAGCTATGGCAGCATCGGTGATTATGCTATCACAGCTCTCAGTGTGCCTATGTATGGTTACTACAAAAACTCTGACAACGTCTGGGTACTGGTAGGCAGCGATGACTGGAAAATGAGCTGGCCCACAGTGGCAGGTACAGCTACCCCCAACAGCTTGACCAATGGTGCCAACATGTATATCAATGGTACCCTGGTCACTGTGGGCGCAGGATCAACGGCATTGACTGTGGCAGGATTTGCCACTGCCATCAACAATGCGGCCATTACCGGCGTATCGGCCATGGTCAAAAGTGGACGTCTGCAATTGTTCTGTGATAGCACAGCCACAAATGACGGTTCGTCTGGTGATGGTGGATTGATCACTATCGAACAAGGACCAAATCTAGGTGCTGCACTGCTGGCGGCCCTGGGCATCACGGTCAATACCTATCTGGCACCCACATATCTTGCCAGCTACAGCTACCAAGCTCCGCGCTGGAGAACCACTGACACAGCACCACATCCCACAGGGTCGGTCTGGAACAATCTCAGCACAGTGAACTATGGCTTGGATATCCGTATCAAGAAATGGAGCGCCACGCTGGGCGAATGGATAGCTCAGAAAACACCCGCATATGACGGCATATCTCAGGCCATATATGGGTTGGATCCTGTGAATGGTGGTCGTACTATTCCCGTGGGTACCACCTACATCAACCCCATGGCCAACTACTATGAAACAGTGCCACTAGACACCATGTGTTTTGAAATCCTGGAACAGTATGCGTTTGGACAAACTATCGTTACTGGTACCAGTACACCCACCGGCAATGCGTTCACACCCGGTAATACTTTTGCCATGGCTGGTAGCCAACCCGGAACCACTAGCAGCATCACCAGTACAGTGACCATAGGTGGAACTGGTTCGGTGGCTGATTTTATTGCAGCAGTATCCGCAGCCGCGGTGCCCTATGTCAGTGCATCGGTGAACAGTGCTGGTAATATTGTGTTCACTCACAGTGCCGGTGGTTGGATCAGTCTGACTCCGGGCACAGGCAATCCAATAACCACTGCTGGTTTTACCTTGTCAACGCCCAAGGTTCGCCAATCATTCACGACCCCAGGTCGATTGATACTGTCTAATTTGGTCACCGCGCCCTTGTTCACCTATACTGCCATGGACACCGCGCCCGATCAAGATCCAGCAGACGGAACCATGTGGTATTATAGCACAGCTACTCAAGTGGACATCATGATCCAGGACAACGGTCAATGGCAAGGTTATCAGAACGTTAGCAATGATGTTCGTGGCTACGACCTTACACTGACCAATGCCAGCGGACCCATATGCTCGGCCACCGCACCCATGACACAGAATGATGATGCAGAAAGTCCCTTGGTGTATGGTGATCTCTGGTTGGACACCAGCGATTTGGAAAACTATCCCAAGCTCTATCGCTGGCAGTTGGTAAGTGGCCAAGCGCAATGGGTCTCTATCGATACCACAGATCAAGTCACACAGAACGGTATCTTGTTTGCTGACGCACGTTGGGCACCCAATGGTACCACAGATCCCATCAGCGATGCCATACCCAGTATCGTGAGTCTGTTGACCAGTGATTATCTGGATCTTGACGCACCTGATCCTGCGCTATATCCACAAGGCATGTTGATGTTCAACACACGACGTTCGGGTTACAACGTCAAGACCTTCCAGCGGGATTACTTCAACAGCACATCCTATCCAGCTGATCCATGGTCGCCTACCACGTCCTATACCATTGGTAGCTATGTAAGCTATAACGACTTCAACTACATCTCCATGTCCAATGCCAATGTGAATCACACGCCCGGCACCAACGTGAACTATTGGCAAATAGTCACAGTGACCAACACCTGGTTGTCGGCTTCGGGCAATCGTGACAATGGTGCTATGTGGGGTGGACGCTTGGCCCAGCGCCAGGTGATAGTCAAGGCCATGAAGTCGGCCATTGACACCAGCGAAGCTGCACGTGAAGAACAGAACCAGTTCAACATTATCGCTTGCCCGGCCTATCCTGAACTAGAGCCCAACATGATTGCGCTCAGCAATGAACGCAACAACACCCTGTTCGTGGTGGGTGATACACCCATGCGTCTGGGACCAGATGGTAACAGTCTGGTTGAATGGGCCACAAACCGCAATGGTCTGGGTCTCCCGGCCGAAGATGGCCTGGTGGCTACCAGCAACTATATGGCCACATTCTATCCCAGCTGCCAGACCAACGATCTATCGGGCAACAGCGTGGTAGCACCGCCCAGCCACATGATGGTTCGTACCATACTGCGCAGCGATGCTGTGAGCTATCCTTGGTTGGCTCCCGCAGGTACACGTCGCGGCGTGGTGGACAATGCCACAGCGATTGGTTACATTGATGCAGCCACAGGCGAATTCGTACAAATCTCTTGCAGTCAGGCAGTGCGTGATATCCTGTACGAACACAATGTAAATCCCATCACGTTCATTCCGGGTGTGGGTATCGTGAACTTTGGTAACAAGACTTCGCTGTCAGTTACCACTGCGCTGGATCGTATCAATGTGGCACGTTTGATCTGCTACCTACGCGGTCGCCTGGAAGAAATTGGCAAGCTGTATCTGTTTGAGCCCAATGATCAGATCACTCGTAACGAAATCACCAATACTGTGAACAGTTTGATGATTGATTTGATAGCCAAACGCGCAATCTATGACTATCTGGTGGTTTGCGATCTCAGCAACAACACACCGGCCCGCATAGATCGTAGCGAACTCTGGGTTGATATTGCCATAGAACCGGTCAAGGCAGTGGAGTTTATCTATATCCCCTTGCGCATCAAGAACACCGGTGAAATCTCTGGAGCAGCAGGACGCTAACGAAAGGTGACCAGATCTTGTCTGGTCACACTTTCTGGTAAATAAACTTATAGGAGATCACAAATGGCAGTTAGCTCACTACAACGAATGACAGTGCCCCTGGCGAGCGATCAGAGCTCGAGCACCCAGGGCCTGTTGATGCCCAAACTCAAGTATCGTTTCCGGGTATCATTTGAAAACTTTGGTATTTCAAAACCCACAACCGAACTGACCAAACAGGTCATGACGTTTGATCGACCCAACCCCACGTTTGAAGAAATCACGTTGCCCATCTACAACAGCACCTTGAAGCTAGCTGGTAAAGCCAGCTGGCCCGATGTCAACTGTGAGCTGCGTGATGACGCTTCGGGATCGGTCAGCAAACTGGTAGGCGAACAGTTACAGAAGCAGATGGACTTCCTGGAAATGGCATCGGCTGCTTCGGGTATCGACTACAAGTTCTTGACCAAGGTAGAAATCCTGGACGGTGGCAACGGCGCAGCTACTCCCGTGGTTCTTGAAACCTGGGAACTGTATGGTTGTTATATCAAGAACGCCAATTACAATCAGTTGAGCTATGCGGAAAACGCACCAGTCACTATCACTCTGGCCATCACATATGACAACGCTAACCAGACACCCAATGGTACTGGTGTTGGTACTGCGATTGGTCGTACGCTAGGCGATGTGGTAACTGGCGCTGGCACCACGCAGACCGCGGTCTAAGTCCTGGAGATAGGCTTTGGCCAATGGTGGCGGTCCGTTTGGTATCGGCGATCAGATACTGAAAGGTTTTATCGGTACGGAAACCTTGCGTGATTACACTCACGCAAGCCGTACCTTTACCACCAACAGCTATGAACTCAAGCCACGCTACAAGTTTCTCTATCATGTGAGCTTTACCATCAACACTCAAGAGATACCCTATCTCCGCGGTGTGTTCAGCAATGATGATGTGGCCAAATTGAGTCTCTTGGTCAAGACGGTGGAACTGCCCAAGTTTGAGATCCAGGCCGAACCACTCAATCAATACAATCGCAAACGTGTGGTACAGACTCGTATTGATTATCAGCCGGTCAACATCACGTTCCATGACGATGGTGGTGACAATGCTCGCAGGCTCTGGTACTACTATTTCAGTTACTACTACCAAGATCCCACTCAGAGATATCTTGATCCCAACAATACCAATGGCAGCGTGGGTGCCAGTGCCAACCGCACCGCGGGATTTGGGTACAATGCTCGAGATATTTACAATGACAGTTTGCCGGTCAAGGACTGGGGTTATATCGGTGAAACTTGGCAGAATGGCTATTGTGGCCCCGACGGTAAACCCGCTTTCTTTCGCGACATCAGGATCTATGGTCTGGATCAGCGCAAGTTTGCCGAATACATCTTGATCAACCCCGTGATCAAATCCTGGAATCACGATCAATATGATTATAGCCAAGGCAATGGTATCATGCAACACAACATGACCATACTGTACGAGACTGTGAAATACTATTCGGGCGCTGTTGGTAAAAATCGTCCTGATGTGAATGTACAGGGTTTTGCGGATCCGGCCCACTACGATACCCGACTCAGTCCCATCGCAAGACCCGGCGCCAATCGTACCATATTTGGCCAAGGTGGATTGTTGGATGCGGGTGCTGGTATCCTGGGTGATCTACAGAGCGGCAGCGTGGGTGGTCTGGTGGGTGCCGCGCAAAAAGCCATGCGTACTTACAATACCTACCAGGGCGGCAATGTGGCTGCCACAGCAGTGAGCGAAGCCACTGCTCTGGGCACCGCGGTATTGGCTCAAGGTGCCAACAGCCAAGGCGTACGCAACATCATGAATACCAAGACCGGTGTGTTCTTTCCAACTGCACAGACTCCTAACAATCCATGAGCTCCATAAACGATACCAATTACAACAAAGATCTCACAGTACGAGTGTTTGATCAATTTTACAATTATGACACCTCGGTACCCGCAGACGAATATGATTTGGTACATTCGTTTTTCCTGGCCAACACACAGAGTCGAGTGTCGGCTGGCAACCTCACAGTGAGTCTGTTCAGGGTGGCACATGAAACCAAGATCCCGGTCATGACTCTGTTGCAGGGATTTCAAGGACAGGGCGGTCTCAACCTCACGGCCAATCTTGCCTACTACCTCAACCTGGTACGTGATCGTGCGGCCCTGATCGGTGTGGGTGTTCCGGTACAGGCCAATTTCTACGCAGCTCGTAATATACTGCAATGACACATTGGGCTCGGGGCAAATTCCAACCCACCAACCCCGGCAAATACCTGGGCAAAGGTTTACCCACCTATAGATCCAGCTGGGAATTTTCATTCTTTACCTTTTGTGATCGCAATGAAAATGTGTTAGAGTGGGCTTCGGAACCAGTATTCATTCCCTACCGCAATCCGTTCACGGGCAAGATGACCAGCTATGTGCCCGACATCCTGATACGTTATCGCACTCGGCACAACAAGGTGTGCACCGAGCTGATCGAAATCAAACCCCGGAAGCAGAGCCTGATAGAAGGTCGCATGACCCAGAAAGATCGCATGATCGTGGCGCTGAATCATCACAAGTGGGCCGCGGCCCAGGTCTGGTGCCGTAAACAGGGCATAGTTTTTCGGGTACTCAATGAAGATCAATTGTTCCATCAGGGCAAGAGCTGATCTCACGGTCACGAACCTAGTGCTAGTTGACCAAAACAATAAATATGGTATGAACACCAAACTCCAAGAGTTATTTGATTTGCCTCCTCAGGATCAAACAGAATTGCCAATAGAACCGGTCATGCAGCCCAATCCCGAAATTATCACGGTGCTGGATGCCACCATAGACAAGATTGACGCTGCCCTGCCCGGTGTGCGCGGTCTGGAAGCCACCGACAGCGAGATGGACGATCTGGCGGGCATGGCCAAGACCAGTTATGAGGAACTCATGACCCTGGGCATGAATGTGGAACCCAGATTTGCCAGCGAAATATTTGCCGTGGCCAGCAACATGCTGGGGCATGCCATAACAGCCAAGACAGCCAAACTGGACAAAAAGCTCAAGATGATAGATCTACAGCTGAAAAAGGCTCGATTGGATCAGACTCAGGACAACGCGCCCCCGCCCCAGACCGGGCATGGTGTGGTGTTGAGCCGCAACGAACTGCTGGATAGAATCCTGGGCGGCGCGGCTCAAAAAGACGTCAAATCATAAATATAGGCAAGGATACCGTCTATGAAACCATTTGCAAAATACCTAGCTGAAAGCGAAAGAACCTACGATTATCGCATCAAATTGTGCGGTCGAGTACCCGAAGAGCTGATCCGACAGCTCAAGCAAAAATTGGATCAATTTGATCCGGTACGCATGAGTGACACACGTACCACGCCGATCCAGGCCATACCCACAGACTTCCCAAATTTTCAAAACGATAGCGTGACCATGTTTGATGTGAGCTTCCGCTACCCCGCGATCGAGCCCCAGATCAAACAGCTGATGCAACTGTTGAAGTTTGATCCCAATCGTGTGGTCATGACCACCCGGGACTACAACGACAGCATGGTGGATGAGTATGAGAAAATCAAAGATGAAAATCGAGATTTGCTCAAGAATACTGATCTACCGGAACCGGATCGTGTACAAAAAGGTCTCAAAAAAGACTACAGTGCGGAGCCGCATGACCATGTGGTGTTGAAGAATCAATACCGTTCAGATTTCACCGTGGCCGGTAAGAAGACACCGCCTGCCAAGACCACCAATGAACTGCCACAGGGAAATAAGAGTCCCTTCGCCAATATCAAACGTCCACCCAAGCCGGCCACCGGCGCCCAACCTCGAGGATAACTGCAATGACATTTTTTTACGACATGAACAAAAAGTTGGCCAAACTGGCCCAAGGCAAGGAACAGCTCACAGAAGGTGCTGTGTTGGACAAACTGCGCCACAAAGTAGGCGAAGCGGCCAAGCCTGATTTTTTGGATCTGGACCAAGATGGCAATCGCCACGAACCCATGAAGCAAGCGGCTCGCCAGGCCAAGCAAGGTGTGGAGGAAGGCAAACCAAAACCCTTCAGCAGCGATGACTATGACAAGTTTGGTGTGCGTAAATCTTCTTCGTTCAACCAACCGCCCAAGGCCAAGACCAAGGTCAGTGGTCGAGATCTAGCACCCGATCTGACCCGTGCAGTGGAAAAAGCATCTGGTGGCCAAGAAACTCTCCGGCGTGATGCCAAGGGTGTGCTGCAGGTAGTCAAAAAGACAACCAAGAAAAAGCCTGCCACCCATAAAGTCGAAGAACTCAAACTGGCCGATCTGCCGGTAAAATCAGTGCAGGGCAAACGCTATGGTGGCGCGAGCCAGACAGATGAACCCGATGCCGATGACCAAGACGACGGTGAGCCACGTCATATGGGCCGCAAGGCCGTGGGTGCCGGCCGGGGCAAAAAAATCGGAGCCAAGGTCAAGGGCACATCCAAGCTGCATCGCAAAGGCGCCATAGCTGAGGAGCTACCACCCGGAGCCCAGCCTGATGATGCGGGCGAATACGGCAACGAAGGCGATCAAGCCAAGGATCAGATCCATACTATCGTGCGTCATGCCCAGGCCCTGGAAAAGATCCTGGCCGATCGCGAGGATTTGCCTGAATGGGTACAAATGAAGTTGACCAAGATCGAAGGCATGATGTCCACTGTGGATGATTACATGCAGACCCAACACGAACGTGATGGGGAAATGGCCACTGGTGAAGAGGGCCAGGAACAACCACTGGGTGAAAAAGCCGTGAGCGTGGCCCAGCGTCGCGCTGCCGGCATCGCACATGCGGCACAGAAGGGTGAAATCCCCAAATCCGAACTACGCGGTGCCAGCCGAGAGATGGCCAAGATGAGCAAGAAGGAACTGCATAAGTTTGCTGCTACCAAAGAAAAAGGTCTGCCCACCAAGAAAAAAGAAGTGGAAGAAACTTCCACAGTAGCGGGATCGGTCGCGACAGCCCCGGCACCGCGAGCCAAGTCAGAATCCGCGGATGTCCCCAAGAAATCTCCGGGTGGTAAAATGCAGTATGGTAAAGGCATCTATGACAGCATGAACCGTGAACTGGAAGCCATGATCTCTGAAAGCATGAGCGTAAACATCAGCCGCAGTAGCGAAGGCAATGATTCAGTCACAGTCACAGCCACCGAAGAAGATGCAGGTGATTTGATTGAGCTCCTAAAACGTGCTGGTGTGGGGGTCATGCCGCACACCCCGGATTCACATGCCTGCCCCAGCTGTGGTCAAGAGCCCTGTGCCTGTGCCACGCAGGTAGATGAAAATCAACCGGAATGGCCCACCAACACCGAAACAAACTCCGATGCCCTGCAATACTCAGGTGGTGTCAACAAACCCAAGACTGATGTTGCTGGCGATGGTCAGACCGTGATGCCTACCACTGCGGTGCGTGTGCAGGAAACCGAAGATCTCGACGAAAACAAATGCATGGAATGTGGCATGTACGAAAGCAAATGCGAATGTGATCGGCCCATGGACGAAAGCCTGGAGCGTATCCGGGAACTGGCCGGGGTGCAGGAAGCTGCTAAACCCGATTTCTTGGACATCGACCAAGATGGTGATCGGGAAGAGCCCATGACACAAGCCGCAGCAGAAAAAGACCAAAAACTAGACGAAGTGTTACCGGCTATTGGTGCTGCTCTAGCTCGCACTGCCGTGGGATCCGGTGCCAGTGCACTGACACGAGGTGCTGCAAGCCTGGCAGGTCAGATGGCGGGAAAGGCCCTACAGGATAAACTCAGCAGCAATAAAGAAAATCAAGCGTTTGAGTCCAGTCTCCAGGACATGACTCGCTTGTGGAAAGCATATAAGGCCTAACCATGAAAACACTGCGAGACCATATCAACGAAGCAGAATCCTGGGTCGCAGCACCGGCCGTGGGTGATGACTTTGCCATAAACATCCGTGAAGAATGCCTGGTAGAGTCACACATAGTTGACGTTGTGGAAGATGGTGTGGTCTTGGCCGCAGACGAAGACATGATGCGGATCTTGGAAAGCTATGGACTGCTGGAAGAGCAAGGCATGGCCCAAGATCAAAAGAACGAACCAGAACCCAAGACAAAGTCAGGTACCGGTGCCAAACCCACCACCAGTACACATTGCCCAGGCTGTTACAGTACCGACATCAAAACCTACAGTGATGGTGAGAAAGAATGCCATCAATGCCATAAAACTTGGCATGTCAAAGGTGTGGCGGAAGGCAAGTTTCAACATACGTTCAATCGAAAAGATGTCGCAAGAACGTTACTACAGTTACAGCAGGTCGAAGATTCTGGATTGTCTGGACGTAAATTAGCCAGTGCGCTTCATGGCAATGTGTTTATCAAAAGAGATTTCCTGGAAAGATTCCTACCAAAATTAGTAAAAAAGGGTATAATCTCATCGTTGGATGGGATTTACAAGATAACTCCAGCCGGTGCTAAGTGGATCGCAAAATTCCCCAAAGATACATTATATGTCAGAGATAATGTCAATGAGCAAGGTGTAGCGGAGGCAGGCTTGCCAGGTAGTTTAAGTTCCAGCGATTATATGCTTGGGCCACGTTCTGGAGTAAATTTGCCATCAGTTGATACTAGAGATTTATTGCAGAAAAGATTTGAGACCTACGGAAACCATGAAAAGTGGTTGCGTGATGTAAATCGTGTTAACCGTGAGTTGCTAGATGACAATGCAGAATATATTTCCAATGCAAGTGGTGAATTGGTTACTATCAACGGAAAACGATTTGCAGCCTGGAGTGAGCGCAATGGCAACGGTGATATTGAAATAGATGTCGCCAAGAAATATAGAGAACAAGGTGTGGCGGAAGGCTCTTCGCAAGCAAAACGTATCGCAGAAAAAATCTGGGCCAAATATGGATCACCAAAAAATGAAGATCGTCTTTACCCCGAAGATTTGTTGGATTTAGTTGATGCGGCCGCAGGTGGCAGAACATATTTTATGTCCAATCAACTACTGGGAATACCTGGCGTCAAAACGATTTTAGCCAGTATCAACAACGGGAAATTTTACGACCGCGCAAAATTTGATAAAGGTGTGGCAATGTTGTTACGTGCCGCCCCTAAGTTTCGTTTTGGTGAGAGCCAAGAGCAAGGTGTGGCGGAAGCGGATCAAACCCTGCGCCGCATACAAGAATTGGCTGGTCTAGAACCTCAGACCACACCCTTGTCCGAAACCGTGGAGGAACATCTGCAAAACGAAGGATTCGATCCTGAAAGTTTTGAAGGCAGCACAGATGTTACCTGGATTGGTGACGATGGTGAAGAAGTAGAAGGATATGTAAATTATATCGCTACACCTGATCCACAAACCGGACATTTACATGTTAAACTAACTGGTGGTGACGTAACTGGTAACAATATTGCTGCTAAAGTTGACGATCACATGATTCAGTATCTAATCACTGATCCAGACTACAGCCCAGAATATCAGCAGGCTGCTGAACAGGATGCACAAGCACAGTGGGACTCACGTGACGCTAAACAGCACAATGCGGAAGATCCATACGACGTAGATGATCCTGCACCCATGGAAGCCAAATACCAAGGACGTGAAGTACCCCTGGGCAAGCCCATGGCCGGAGATGTAAAGAAAAGCAAAGTGTATGTGAAAGGTCCCAAAGGCAATGTGGTCAAGGTCAACTTTGGTGACAAGAAGATGCGCATCAAAAAATCCAACCCAAAACGCCGCAAGAGCTTCCGGGCCCGCCACAACTGTGCCAATCCTGGTCCGCGTTGGAAAGCCAGATATTGGAGCTGCCGAGCCTGGTGATATCATGACTATAGATCGAATCCGTATGAATTTTGAAAACAATCAGCCCCGGGATCTTTTCCGCACAGTACCGGTAGCCCCGGTTGCACAACCACAACCGGTAGACATCCCAGGTGTGCTGGACCAGACCCGTAAACTGTATCAACCCTATACCGGAACCACTAACAAGGATAATCACAAATGAGCGCCAATGTCTATACCAGTCTGGGCAACGCCGCAGTGTACACCGACAAGCTGCGTGTGAGTACCGGAAACACCGCAGTGACCTATCAGGTCTATGCCGTGGCCCTGGGATCGGCCTCACCTGTGGGCAACATCTACAGCGCGGCCATACAGGTGCCGGCAAATGCCACGCGAGATCTCTATTCAGGCGCAGGCAATCATGTGACCATAACCGGCAGCAACTGGACGGCCCTGGAACTGGGCACAGCCAGTTCGGCCACAGCAGGTGTGATCGGCCTGGGAAGCTACTGATTGTGCGCGCCCGCGAGTTCATTACTGAATCGCCTCGGGGCGGTAGCAGAACAGCGGCCGCACCGGAATTTGAAACCGCGCATCCCGGTCTGGTAGCACCTTCGGGATCGGGCGACGTATACTGGGGTCGCTATTATGATTTTTATCGTGTGAGTTCCTTGGCCGGCATGGATCCCAAAAAGCTCAAAGAACTTGATCAGCTGAGTTTCTGCGGCAATCTACCACTGTTCAGCGCCTATACCGACTATGACCGTGAAAAGCTCATGGCCATCATGAAGCATTTGAAAATGAAGCCGCATGATTACGTGAGCAAAGGCAGTCGTGAAACGTCGGATGTGCAGGTACAGAGTCCGGTAAAACCTTTTGCCGGATATGGGCGCTAGCCATGTGCATAATCGTGGCCCGATACTTTCCCGGGATTGGGTGGGCCGGGGCCAAGAATCGAGATCGTAACTACGTACCGCGCCTGGACTTTATCGAAAGTACCGAGCGGGGCGTGTCACGCATGATGATGCATGATCGTGTGACCGGCTACAAAGAAGGTATCAACAGTCAGGGCATCAGCATACTCAATACCAGCCTGGATGTGTACACAGACGAACGAGCCATTGAACAAGGTGAAGCCGATACCAGCCCGGATGGTCGCTTGATTGCTCGGGCCTTGCTCGAGCGCGAAGTCAAACCCGCAGTTGACGTCCTGATCCAGGGAAAGCTGGGTGGCTGCACCATGGTGTTTGATCAAGAAACACTGTATCTCATAGAAGCCGGCGATCAAGATGGACGTAGACCCTATAGATCTAAAGTAAAATTGATTCCGCACACGCAACTGGTGGCTCGTACCAATCACGGCATCTGGCTGCCCTGGGCCGGATTCCAAAACAACGCCAAAAACACGCAAGAGACCCAGGATCGCATAAGCAGTCGAGCTCGACTGCTACAGGCTCAACAGGTGGTACGTGACGCCCGTACTCCCCAGGATCTCGTGGATGGCATGTGCCAGATCAACATCCCAAACCCGCAGCTGAACATCATGCGATACAGTACCGAACCCAAGAAATTTCGCACCACCAGCCAGCAGCTATGTGTGCCCCGGGAGCGTACTCTCTACTGTCGTCCGGTCAGCAGCCATATCGAGTTTGATTTCTGGCGCTTGAATCGTCCTGATACCAATGTCTGGGTCGAAATACTAAGTAATAGACTGCTATGGCAGAAGAATCGCGGTACCAAACCCTTCAGTCACATGCATCTAGGAGATGATGGCAAATGAGAGCACGAGAATTTGTAACAGAAACACGCTACGGTAGAGCCGCAGATGTGCCGGCCAGCTCTCGCAAACTGCCGCATTCGCACCGTACAACTATCAAGGGCGCGATCAGCATGCCCGATATCAGCAGCAACAAGCAGGGCGGCAGTCCCTATACCCAGTGGCGATTCAGTATCGCCATGGCCGGTGCACCCGATTACCCTACGCCACCTGCGGGCGCCTTTGCGGGCGATCCCCTGTTGGCCTGTTATAGTGATGTTGACATGGAAATCATCAATGCTGCCGCCCAGATGGTGCAGGCAGGTCGCGTGAACAAACTCACGGACAATCGCAGCCGTGAACCTGATTATGTGCACCGAAACAGTCCTGTACGACCTTTTGCAGGATACGCACGATGAGAGCGCGTGAATTTGTAGCCGAATCTCGCGTGGGTAGCCTCCAGGATGATGTGGCTCGGGCCCTGCCGGCCACGTATGTGTTGACCAAACTGCAAAATCAAGACCCCTATGAGCAATACAGATTTGGGGTGGCCATAGCCCAGGCCAAGGGACGCCGTGGTCGTGAACAGGCCGGCGAAGGTACTGTGCATGATTTCGCACCGCGCAGCGCCTGGGGTGAAAACCAAGTGGTTGTGAGTTTTGACCCCGACATCGAAGACTGGATCGACGAAGCTCTCAAGGCCATAGGACAGAGTCCCAGTGACAAGCGTCTGATCAGCACAGCAACCAGTGAAGAAGCTGATGATGTGGACAAGACCAGTCCCTTGCGACCGTTTGCGGGATACTCACGATGAGAGCACGAGAATTTGTCATGGAACAGCTGGAACGTTTGCCAGCCGAAGTGGCCGAACCCATGCAGCATGCCTATCGATTGCCTGGCATACGCAACAACGATGCCTATCATACCATGCGCCTGGGCGTGGCCATGGCGCGAGCTCGAGCCGAAGCCGGGGGATATGTGCAGGATTCGGAAGAATTTCCCACGATCACTGTGGGACAAAACGCCATGGTCGTGGGTTTCAACGACAACGTAGAAAAGATCATAGATCGTGCCTTGGCCATGACCGACACACCGGGCGGCAAACAGTTGATCTCTACCCGTACCAGCCAAGAACCCAATTTGGTAAATAGTCAAAGCCCGCTACGGGCATTTTCTGGATATCCTAGATAATGGAACCAAACCCATCTCAAGTGGCACCCTGGTATTTGCGCAACATCACGCAGGCTCTAGAGCTGGATTCGGCCACGGGCAATGTGTTCCTGCGCACCAACAGTGTACTCGCAGGCAATGTGTCAGTGGGCAATGTGGCCATTGGTTCACTGGGCAACATAGATCTCAGCCATACTTACATGCCTGTGAGTGTCACCGGCAACATCGCAGGCATCACCAGCAATGTCACTGTGCAAGGCAATGTGGGCATTCTTGGAAATGCCAACGTCAGTGGCAATGTGGGAATCTTGGGCAACGTAAACGTCACACAAGGAACCACTCCATGGTCAGTCAGTGGAAATGTCACGGTCAGCAGTGGTAACATTACCACCACAGTTGATCCAGCAGAAAAAACTGCATTCCAAGAACCTTTGGCCATCACCATAACTCCAGTGATACAAGCTGATGGAGTTTATGGATTGGATCCAGATATTTGGAGCACCACTCAACTCAGCAATGGTAATGTTGTGCTCAGCAGTGTGAGCACATGGCAGGTAAATTCAGGAACGTCACCTGGTGGTTATGCTAGGTTGGCAACTTCTAGATACATGACGTATCAACCTGGCCAAGGATCCATGTTCCGCTGGACCGCGGCCTTTACAGCCAATGCCACAAACAAAAATGGTCTAGGAGTAGCAAACATAGTGCAAACCACTGGACCCATCGACCGCGAAGATGGCTATGCCATAGGTTACAGCGGCAGCACCAGCACTGCAAATTCTAACCGTGCGCAGAAGATTGGCTTCTTGCACAGATTAGGTGGCAAGACCGAAATACAAACACTGACCATAACACAACAAAACACTGGTGCTCAAACTGCTACCATCACTCTCGATGGTTCTGCTTACACAGTAAGCCTGGCCACCAGCTCCAGCACAGCTTATTGTGCCGCACAAATTGCCAAATTACTAAAAGCACAGACAGTCCCCAACAATCTTTGGGATATCGATGCCTGTGGCAGCACAGTGACATTCACATACTACTCACCAGGTGCCAAATCTGGAACATACAGTTTTTCCAGCACAGGCACTGGCACCGCAGCAGCTGGTACATTTTCACAAACACAAGCAGGTGCCACACCCACTGACACATGGACCTATGTGGATCAATGGGACAATCAGAATGTGAGCTTTGATCCAACCAAACTCAATGTGTGGGCAGTGGATTTCCGTTGGTTGGGCGCAGGTATCGTGCGATTGTTCATGGAAGATCCTGCCACAGGTCAGATGACCTTGATGCACACCCAGCGATGGACCGATGCTGATGGTAACAATCCAGCACCACACATTAGAAAACCCAGTTTGCGTATTGTTTATAGGTCAGGAACCACCTCGGGTGCCACACCCAGTCAAAATGTAGTCGTCACAGGCGCCAGTATCATGACCGGCATACAGGGTCAGATTAGACAAACAAATTCAAGTCAAAGTTTTTATGCTCTTGATGGCGCGACCAAAGCCAAAGACACAGTATGGCATTTTCTCAGTGTGCAAAATCCTTTTGTGCGAAACGGTATGGTCAACAAGAGCAGTTTGGTATTACAAGACATGTCAGTGGGTCTCAAAAGCACCGATCCTGCTGTGATTTATATGATCAAAAATGCAGTAGGCACCAGCGACTTGTTGGTGTTCAGTCCGCAGCCCAGTGCCACTGCGTTCAACTTTGCGCAGATAAGCACCAGTGCAGTTACAGAAACCTTGGCATCGGATCAGATTGTACTGGTACAGACTGTGGGGGTCAACGGTGGTGCTCAATTCAACTTGCTGCCCTATAACTTTGTGTTGGCACCCGGAGAAACTATTAGTATTTTTATAAGTTGCTCACAATCATTCAACTCAACCACAGTTGGATTGTCCTGGCTGGTGGACTAAACTATGAAAGATCGAACTATGAAAAAAATACTATTCTTTTTATTGTGTGTGCCTCTTAGCTCATGGGCACAGATCAACAGCCAATGCCCGCAATTTACCAGCCATGGCACACCGGCTTATCAAGCACAGCCGGGAGATCAAGAACTGTGTAAAACCAATTATGCCGTGATCCATCGTTGCAGTGTGAAAGCACCTGTGGCAGTGTTTGAACATCTAACAGTGGCCGCAATGACCGGTCCGGCCAAGCGTAAAGACAACTTCCGTGCCGATCCGGCCGTTACAGCCAACTGCCAGGCCACCTTGGCCGACTATGCCACAGTGGGCAAAACACACGACCGAGGTCACATGGCTCCCGCGGGCAACAATACCCAGAACGACCAGATCATGAGTGAGAGTTTCTTCCTGTCAAACATGGTGGCACAGGTGGCCAACAACAACCGCGGAATCTGGAAACAGCTGGAGACCTGGGAGCGGGATTGGGCCGAGAAGGGCGGGGATTGGTATGTAATTTCGGGCGGCATCTTTGATGCTGGACATCCGGTAACTGGCAACGGTCTGGGCATACCCACACGCTTGTACAAGATCCTGCACAACCGAGCCAATGGCCAGACCGTGGCCTATCTGCTGCCCAACACCGCATTGCCCGTGGCCGATCTGCCACGCTATCAGGTCACGGTGGAAGCGGTGGAACAGGCCACGGGATTTCGTTTCGCGTTTAGATAGCTGCTAGTAAATACTAGATGCAACGCAACCAACTTGAAACAGTACTGGTAAAAAGTCCGCATCGCCGCGAAAGATATACCGAACAAGAGATTCAAGAATTTGCTCTCTGCGCCGATCCGGTGACCGGTCCACAGTATTTCCTGGACAACTTCTTCTACATCCAGCATCCTACCCGGGGCAAGATGGTATATCATCCGTTTGATTATCAGAAGCGTCTGATCGACACATATCACAACTATCGCAACAGCATCAGCCTCATGCCGCGCCAGACCGGCAAGTCAACTTCGGCCGCGGGATATCTGCTCTGGTACGCCATGTTCGTTCCGGACAGCACGATCTTGATAGCGGCTCACAAGTATACCGGTGCTCAGGAAATCATGCAGCGCATACGCTATGCCTATGAGCTGTGCCCAAACCATATACGAGCCGGTTGTACCAGCTACAACAAGGGCAGCCTGGAATTTGAAAACGGTAGCCGCATAGTAAGCCAAACAACCACAGAGACCACAGGTCGGGGTATGAGTATTTCTTTACTGTATGCTGACGAGTTCGCATTCGTGCGTCCCACCATAGGTCGAGAATTCTGGACTTCCATAGCGCCCACGCTATCCACAGGCGGTAAATGTATCATTACCAGCACACCCAATTCGGATGAAGATCAGTTTGCGTTCCTGTGGAAAGGTGCCAACAAATGCCTAGATGAGTTTGGCAATACCACGGAACTGGGTATCAATGGTTTCCGGGCTTTCCGGAGTTATTGGCATGAGCATCCCGATCGTGATCAGGCCTGGGCCGATGGTCAACGTGCCCAGCTAGGCGAGGATCGTTTTCGTAGAGAAGTTGAATGCGAATTCATCATCAACGATGAGACCTTGATAGCACCCACCACCTTGATCGATCTAGAAGGTCGCGAACCCCTGCGCAAAACCGGGCAGGTTCGTTGGTATCGTGACATACGCCCCAACAGCATCTATGTGGTGTCCTTGGATCCCAGCCTGGGCACCGGTGGAGATCCCGCGGCCATCCAGGTATTTGAAGCCGGCACCACCGAACAAGTGGCCGAGTGGCAACATAATCGTACTACCATCCCCGAACAAGTACGTATCTTGGCCGACATCGTGCGTGAAATCAACAGCGTGGTCAAGGATCCGCAGAGCATCTATTACTCCGTGGAAAACAACACCATAGGCGAAGCGGCCCTGATCTCGATATCGGAATACGGTGAGGAAAACATCCAGGGCTATTTCTTATCGGACAATTCCGTGATAGGACAACGTCGATGGCGCAAAGGATTCAACACCACGCCCAAGAGCAAGATCACGGCCTGTAACAAGTTCAAGGTGCTGCTGGAAAGTCGTCGCATGATCATACACAGCAAACCACTCATAAGCGAGCTCAAGACCTTTGTGGCGCACGGTGTGAGCTATGCAGCCAAGCCGGGTGAAACCGATGATTTGGTCATGTCTACCATCCTGATCGTACGAATGTTGATGCTGTTACAGACCTACCATGCTGAGTTGGATCAACAGATCAAGGATCATACTGATTCCATAATTGAACCCATGCCCTTCTTTGCAGTTTTACGCTAAATAGCTTACTATGGCACAAACACAAACAGTAGCCCAAAGACTTTATGACCTTTTGGTCACTCGGGGATTTGATCCCGTTACCAAAGACCCCCGGACCGGGCAAGATGTCACACCATCAAAAGCGCATATCATACGGTTTGATTATCGCAGCAGCGGTGGCCGCGATTATGGCAATGCTGTGTTGATCCTGAGTGATGACAAAGAATTACTGTTGTTTTTTGGGGACAGCATGGGACGCAGCATGGAATCCCCCCGGGACAAAGACGAATGGTATGATTTCCTGCATCAACTGGGACAATTTGCCACGCACAACGGCTTCAACACATTCAGCCCACAAAATATCAGTAATCTCAAGCACTACATGGCCAGCATGTCGGCTATTTCGGAAAGCCTATTTGAAAGTTATTATGGTACGCGCCAGGTCAGCTACATGGGACAGCCCACCCAGGCCCGACTCATGATACGACACAATCGCACTCTAGGCGAAACTGATGCTCGCTATCGCTATGTGGAAAAACTGTTTGTGGAAACCCAGGATGGTGAGCGCTTCCTTTTGCCTTTTACCAATCTCGCAGGCGGTCGCGCCATGCTGGAACATGTGCGCCAGGGTGGTCGTCCCTATGACATACGCGGTCAGCACATAGCCGAAATAATCCAGGAAATGAAGGTGCTGGCTCGATTCCATCGTGCACACCAGGGTCAGGTACTGGAAGGGCAGCGGCAACAGTTGGTAGAACAGGCCCGCGAGTACTATCAACAGCTACGTTCCAATCTCCAGCAGTTAGGTCACAGTCGTGGTTATGGTCGATATTTCGAATCCTGGCAGCCAGCTGAGATCACTGCGGCTGATACTCTGGTAGAAAATCTCAGAGACATGTTTGTGGAGCAGCATATCGATACGCGAGTAGAGGCAGCATTGCCTTTGCTGGCACGTATTCAAGGAACTGCCATGAAAGAAGCTGATATATTTGAAAACTGGGTCAACACAGTGGCAGAAGGTCTCAGTGACCTAGCCCATGATCATGAAGCAGTGGATCAAATCCAGGAACTGCTGGCCAAAAAACCTCTAGCAGTGGGTGAAGATGGCATGAACGTGATACCTCAGCTGGAAGATATCATAGGTTATGATCGCGATGATCCTGAGGATCATCAGATGCTGGATGATCTGCGTGACCGGCTACAGAATCTCAGCCGTTCCAACGGTGCCGATGCTGATGCCGCGCCCGTGATCGAGGCCTGGTTGGAAGAAAACGGAGTTGATGTCGATCTTGATGCCCAAGCCCAAGAACCCGCGCCTGAACCCGCGCCTGCCGCAGAACCCTCGCCTGAACCGGCTGCTGCACCGGTGGCACAGCCGGCTGCGCAACCACAGCAGCCCATGGCGGAAGGCTATTGGCAAGATGCCATGCAGGATGTGGAAGCAGCCCAAGCAGCACGTAAAGGCAAACCGTTTGAAAAGAATCCGCTAAGCCATGATGAACGGGGAGTTTACATCGGTGACAAAGATTTAGCTGGTAATCCTGTACCTAAACCCAAAGAAAAAGATATGGAGGAAAACAGTAGAAGATATTTAGATACCAGTGGATATGTTTTGGTAAACCCTAAAACTGGATTACGTTCCCAGAACTATCCAATGCACGGCGGCGCGTTCCCTTCAATAGCAGCCGCAAAATCGTACCTAACTCGCATGAGTGGTGGTAGACATTCGCTCGACGCTTTTAACTTTAAAATTGTTTCGCTGGATGATTATAATCGGTCTCAGCAAGCTAAGAAACGTACGAAGCAAGGTGTGGCGGAAGGCGAATACGACGATACTGAACTTTACGATGGTTGTTTTGTACGTGACGAAATGGATGGTGACGGCGGTGAAGTATTCAGAATGATTGGTGATCCATATGATCGTCGTGTTCGAATCGAAGACAAAGATGGACGTGGTTGGTATATTTCTCCCAGTCGCTTGAAGCTGGTACCAAGTCATGATAGAGCGGTACATCGTTATTTTCCTAGCAAAGCCAAAGGTTGGGATGACGATGAAGATATGGCCGAAGGCGATAATCTGGCCACGTTTTCGGGTCCAAACGAAGACTCAACTGATTCCATGGACCACCGCGGAGCAGTAACCGATAGTTTTTATGAAGATCTGGCGAGAATAAAAGCACTAGCTTTGTCAAAGTAGACTAAATAACATTGACACTGACATTCAAGGCGCATATACTGTTTCAGTGATGCGCCTTTTTGTTTGTGTCACAGGCAACGATCTAAATTTAGATAGGCAACAAACATAGGCAACTTTTTTAGGAGAAAACTACTATGGCATCTTTAGCAGAAATTAGGCAGCGTCTACAGGCAGCAGAAACAAAAGGTGGTAATTCACAAGGCGGCGACAATTCCATTTATCCCCACTGGAACATGGAAGAAGGTCAATCCGCATCATTCCGTTTCCTAGCTGACGGCAACAGCAAAAACACATTTTTCTGGGTCGAACGGGCCATGATCCGCTTGCCCTTTGCCGGCGTCAAAGGCGAAGCAGAAACCAAACAGGTCATGGTCCAAGTGCCCTGTGTGGAAATGTGGGGCGATGCTTGCCCGATCTTGGCAGAAGTACGCAACTGGTTCAAGGACAAGAGCCTTGAAGACATGGGTCGTAAGTATTGGAAAAAGCGCAGCTATCTTTTCCAAGGCTTCGTCCGCAAAAACCCCTTGAGCGATGACAAGTGCCCGGAAAATCCCATCCGACGCTTTATCATCGGCCCCCAGATCTTCCAAATCATCAAATCGGCCCTGATGGATCCCGAGCTGGAAGAACTGCCCACCGACGTCATGCGTGGCTTGGATTTCACTATCACCAAGACCATGAAAGGCGGCTTTGCTGACTACAACACCAGCAAATGGAGTCGCAAGGAATCGGCTCTCACAGCCGAGGAACAAGCGGCCATTGAAAAATATGGTCTCTATGATCTCAGCACGTTCCTGCCCAAGCGCCCCGGTGAAGTCGAACTCCGGGTCATCAAAGAGATGTTCGAGGCTTCGGTCGATGGACAGCCCTATGATGCCGAACGCTGGGGTCAGTATTTCCGCCCCGCGGGAGTGGCAGCACCGGGCAGTTCGGCACCTGCAGCCAGCGAGAGCGCACCTGCAGCTCGGGCAGCTCAGGCAGCACCGGCATCATCGGCAGCACCCGCAGCAGATGACCCGCCCTTTGATGCCGATGAGGCTCCGGCCGCAGCCGAGCCTGTGAAGAAACCCGCAGCAGCCGCAGCAGGTGGCGGTGGTCAGAGCGCCCAGGACATCCTGGCCATGATCCGGGCTCGTCAAAAGACGCAGTAACATTGACGCATACTGCGGGGCTAACCACCCCGCAGTTCTTTCTTTTTCAGGTGAATTATGGGAAAACCCTTTGACGTTTCACGTTTCCGCAAGGAAATAACCAAATCAATCGATGGACTCACCATCGGTTTCAATGATCCCACAGACTGGATCTCGACCGGCAACTACGCCCTCAACTACTTGATATCCGGTGACTTTACTCGCGGTATTCCGCTGGGCAAGGTCGCGGTGTTTGCGGGTGAATCAGGCGCGGGCAAGAGCTACATCTGTTCCGGTAACATTATCAAGAACGCCCAAGAGCAGGGAATCTTTGTTGTGCTGGTGGACAGCGAGAACGCACTAGACGAAGCCTGGCTCACGGCCTTGGGTGTAGATACCAGCGAAAGCAAACTGCTCAAACTTAGTATGAGCATGATTGACGACGTGGCCAAGACCATCAGCACATTCATGACCGACTACAAGGCCCTGCCCGATGGCGAGCGTCCCAAGGTGTTGTTCGTGATTGACAGCCTGGGCATGCTGCTCACACCCACGGACATCAACCAGTTTGAAGCCGGTGACATGAAAGGTGATCTTGGGCGCAAACCCAAGGCGCTCACGGCCCTGGTTCGTAACTGTGTCAACATGTTTGGCAACTACAATGTGGGCCTGGTGTGTACCAACCATACCTATGCCAGCCAAGACATGTTTGATCCCGATGACAAGATCTCGGGCGGACAAGGCTTTATCTATGCCAGCTCGATCGTGGTGGCCATGAAGAAGCTCAAGCTCAAGGAAGATGAGGATGGCAACAAGATCTCGGATGTCATGGGTATCCGCGCTGCCTGCAAGGTCATGAAAACACGCTATGCCAAACCCTTTGAAGGTGTGCAGGTCAAGATACCGTACGAAACTGGGATGAACCCTTACTCGGGACTGGTGGATCTGGCCGAGAAGAAAAACATCCTCAAGAAAGACGGCAATAGGCTGATGTTTGTGAGTAGCACCGGGGAAGTTACCAAACTGTTCCGCAAGGCCTGGGAAAGCAACGAAGAAGGTTGTCTGGATCGACTCATGGCAGATTTTGCAAATCTCCGTACTGAGGTAAGTACCGATGTCACAGAGGAGGAAGCAGAATGAGTGAACAATTGGTAGCCGACATCTGGAGCGAGATCAAACGCTATGTGAATCCGCACGATCGTGCCGAAGCAGCTGACACGGTGCTCAGTGTCATGATCGATCATGATCTTGATGCCGCTGACATACGTGCGGCATTTGGTAGTGATCCCGACATGAAAGAGGCTCTAGCAGCACACCTTGACGACGCCGAGGATGATGACTACGTCGAAGATGAGGATTTTGATGACGAGGATCAGGATCACTGATGTGGTATAGCCGTATTGTCGCGAGCCTGGGTGCCATCCCTGACTTTATAGCCCATTACGAAAATGAGCTAGAAGGTGCAAGACAGGAATGCCGTATCTCAGGTCACGTGGAAACCAACATCAAAGAGCTTCCGGGTGTGACCGAGCATCGTTTCAATCAGCTGCAAGAGATTGAAGCGGTGCTCAACTACCTGAACATCCAGCTGAGGCGGATACGCCGTCAGCACTTCAAGAAGTATCTGGAAGGCTATGCTCGAGCGCTAACCAGCCGTGACGCTGAAAAGTACGTGGACGGTGAGGACGAAGTGGTGGATCACGAAACTATCATCAACGAAGTAGCTCTGTTGCGCAATCGCTGGCTGGGTATCATGAAAGGTCTGGATACCAAACAGTGGCAACTGGGTCATATCGTTAGGTTGCGCACGGCCGGCATGGAAGATATTCGGGTCTAAATCTAGTCACGCAACTGATTCTTTCATACATACTCCAAAGGAGATGGTATGAAACCCACTGCATTTGTGACCGGCATGACCGGACAGGATGGTCCCTATCTAGCTCGTCTGTTGCTGGAGCGTGGTTATCGGGTATATGGTCTGATCAAACGCTACAGTAACCCCAATCTAGAAAATCTCGCCTGGCTAGGCATCGAAAACGATGTGGAATTGATCACGGGTGACATCACAGATGATGGCTGCATGAATCATCTTGTGCGTCAGATACGTCCACGAGAGTTCTACAATCTAGCAGCCCAGAGTTTTGTGGGTGTGAGTTGGGACCTAAACAAGCTCACGACGGAAGTGAACTGCATGGGTCCGCTCAACATACTCAATGCCATACGGCAGCACAGTGCCGACACTCGCTTTTATCAGGCATCTACATCGGAAATGTATGGCAACAGCACCGGGGGGCAGCAGGACGAATCAACGCCATTCCACCCGCGCAGTCCCTATGGTGTGAGCAAACTGTATTCGCATTGGATCACAGTGAACTTCCGCGAAAGCTATGGACTCTATGCCTGTTCGGGTATACTGTTCAATCACGAAAGTCCCTTGCGCGGACGAGATTTTGTCACACGCAAAATCACCGACGGTGTGGCGCGTATTCGTTTAGGCTTGTCCGATCGGCTCACGCTGGGCAATCTTGATTCGCAACGCGACTGGGGGCATGCGCAGGACTATGTGGAGGCCATGTGGTTGATGCTACAGCAGCCGGAAGCTCGAGACTATGTGGTGGCCACAGGCGAACAGCATACCATACGCGAGTTCTTGCAAGAAGCGTTCAGCTACGTGGGATTACCTCACTGGAGTCAATACGTATCGTCTGATCCTCGATTCAAGCGTCCTGCGGAATTACACAGTCTCTGCGGCAATAGCAGTCGTGCCAGAGAACTCTTGGGTTGGCAGCCACGCAGCGACTTCCGTAGCCTAGTACGCGACATGGTGGATGCCGATATCAATCGATTGAAATAGCTAGAGCAATCGGGTCAGGGCCTGACCTGATGCGATTTCCGGTAGAGTCCACTCGGTATGACACAGGTACTGGAACCACTGGTCGCGATCGGGCCTGCGCGGTTGCTCAATTTGACTCCAATCTAGTCCGGCCACGGGCGCTGCCAGGCTAGACGCATGGGCGAACAGTGGCGTGCCGCGTATGACCGCATTGACTCCAGCACCACTGTTGACATTGATCACAGCCCAGGCCCGACTCAGGCTGGTATCCAGATCATAATCGTCATAGGTGCCCGCGGATCGTTGTGGTCGGTCTACTATAACGCCTGGAATATCGGGCGTGGCTCGACGTGGATGTGGCCTGATGTGTATGGGTCTATCGGTATATTGACGCAAATTGGCAATCACTTGCATAAGCCACTCAGCTGTGGGTGGCAGTCCCTGCCACTGCTCACTGTCATCGCGCTGTAGCACAATCACGACGTCACTGCCGGGTTCGCGCCAGGGCCGGAGTTGCACCGCCATGCGCTGGGGTCGCAGTGGATCTTGTTCACGACCCCAAAATGCCCCGCTACCCAGGCCATTTATGCCCAGTTTCCAAGTATGTCCACGGCACAAGGTGCCTACTTCTATGACCAAGACTGGCCGGCTGCGCTGTCTATAATGCTGCCACACCTGTTGATTTGAGCGCATGCGTCCTGACCAGACCAGACTCCATATCACAGCCATGTCTGCATCCCAGTCATGGCTGACTGCGCTGTGACCCAATCTTGCGATGCCCTGATAGAGTGCAGGCCATACTGACTGGCTGTTTTGGGCACCCCACTGATCGAAAACACCGATACGCATAATGAGTAAATAGTTATCAAAATGCTGCACCTACTAAATGTTTGGATCATAGCATGACCTTTGCTGTTGTTACTACTTTTCATGCCCAGGGCTATCAAGTCTATGCCAGTCGCATGATTGATACTTTCTTGATGAATTGGCCCCGCGCTGTTACCCTCTATGTATATCCACAGGACTGCGCGGTCTCACAATTGGCTGCCAATCTCGTGGTACGCGATCTGCATGACTCTGTACCCAATCTAGTACGATTCAAACAGAGGTGGCAATCAGATCCCAGAGCACGTGGCGAAGTGGCCCTGGGTGAGCCCGATCGCAAAGGCAAGGCGCCGGGCCTGGGCTTTCGTTGGGATGCCATAAGATTCAGCCACAAGGTTTATGCGGTATGTCATGCTGCGCAGAACACTGATGCTGATGTGCTGTTCTGGATGGATGCTGACATGGTTTGCCACAGCCCCATCACACTGGATTTCATAGCCAGTCAGATGCCACCCGAGGTAGGTTTGGCTTATCTGGGTCGTGAACGCAAGTTTACTGAGTGCGGACTTTACGGTATCAATCTCCGGGACACCACCACACGCTTGTGGTTGACAGAATTCCAGCGGGCCTATGATTCTGGACGACTCATGACCATGACCGAATGGAATGACTGCTGGGTGTTTGATCAAACTCGCGACGAAGTCAAGGCCGATCATCCCAATTGGCGATTATGGAACTGGAGCCAGGGTCTCATACGCGGTGAAGGTCACCCCCTGATCAATACGGCCTGGGGAGCCTATCTGGATCATCTCAAGGGTCGGAGAAAGGATCAGGGTCGCAGCCAGACAAAGGATCTCCTGCGTCCACGCTCTGAATCCTATTGGAATCAACGCTAGGTAATAGGTATTCGGCCTTGCTGTGTTTGGCCTTGTAGTGTGTGAGATAGGGACCTAACACTGTATGTCGCAGCGGAGTTTTATAGGCCTTGGCAAATCCTCCGCAGAGATCCAGGACCGGAGCCGTGGGTACTGATCGTATTGCCGCACCAAACACGTCGTTGTCATAGAATCTCCTGAGACCTTGACTATCTCTCTGATGATATCGTCGCTCATATTCGCCACGGAAGCAGTTAAAATCGCTGTGTTGTCGATTCACAGCAAATATTCCGGTTTCGGGTACTAGCCATATACCAGGTTTCCCTTGTTTATCCAGTTGATAGATCACGCCCATATAAGTGGCTAACCACTGCGGATTCAGCAGCGTGTGCCATTGCGGCCAGCCCAGGTCCTGTTGCGTGATCACATCTGCATCTAGCCATATCACCCAGGCACTGGTGCTGTGCCGCATGGCATGCATCACACAGTAGGCTTTTTTGGCAAACCGCTTGGTGCTGGCATTGAAATTTTCGCGTTGAAACTGGGCATAATCCGGATCCAGCTGATCAAACCCAATCTCGCTGATGCGATCATTCTGTATGGGCAGACGGAAATCTTCCACATACACTGTGAGCCGGAACTGGTCGCTCCAGTGTGCCAACCAAGATTCCACGCAGTCTCGACCTATGAGATTCCAGTAGTACTCGTTTACGCTGGTGATTACTTCGATCATGGTTGTGCCCATTTACGCATATGATTCCAACAGAGACCCTGTTGTAGTTCTTGATGGCTCCAGTGAAACTGAGCCAGGCGCCGGACCCATGCGTCACGATCAAACAGTTGGGGATTTTCTATGAGCGAGAAATCTCTATTGGCCACTTCGTTGGCCTGACTGTGATCAGCATCGGTCAGGAATATGGGCACGCCTTCGATCGCAGCAGCCACGGCCGGGCTCGAATTGTGGTTGACCACAGCCCAGCACTGATCTAGATCTTGCATGAGGCTATGACTGGCCATGCTGAAACTCACATCGCGTACACGGCGTGCCGTCAACAGTTTCCGCATGCGCTCGCAATATTTCACAGCACCTTTGTCGCCCGGATGTGCTCGTATGCGTATGGGACGATCGCTATAGCCCCGGATTTCGGCCACCATCTTGAGAGCCCAATGTGCCACATCGCGTCCACCCATGCTCCAGCCACCGTCGCGCTGTAGACAAATCAGCACATGATTGCCTTGGCGCCGCCAATCGCGTAACTGTACGCCCAAGTGTTGTTGCACCTGGGCCCAACGTTGGGGGTCAGGATCCTGGTCACAATATTCGCCCAGCCCTGGAAACACGTTATCATAACTGTAGCGCAGCCAATAGCCGGGATTGGTGGTGTCTCGATAGAGAAAAAGATTGCTGTCTGCAATTATGGTGCGACCACCATGTTGGGCCTGTTGCTCCAGGATTGAGCGTCGCAGTTCCAGATGCGCGGATGTTTTGCTACGTTCATGCACCCAACCCAGGATCACGGCCACATCTGCGGGCTGCCACTCGGTGCTTTCAGAAATCACGCCCGTGTCACCCAGGCGATTTACACCTTCGGCAAAGTAGCGCAGCGTGTCGGCCTTGAGTCGATTTTTGGCCAAAGTCTCGGCGGTCCGTCCCCGGGGCAGAGTGGCCAGGTAACTGATCACTCTAAGCGCCATCGAGAATCCTCAAGGCTGTGCCATCTTCAAGTTCATGCACATGAAACTGACCATAGGCCAAATGACATAACCATGCCCGGACCAGATCCCGATCGGGCCAGAAAGGTTCTTCAATCTGGCTGAGATCTCGATTGCCCACCGGTTCAGCTGCATGAGTAGGTGCAGTCACAAACACTGGCACACCCTCAATCACGGCCTCTACCGCGGCATTGCTGTTGAATGTGACCAAGGCATGCGTGTCATCGCGTAACACCTGGACCAGGGGATCGGTGGCCACACGATCCCGGCGTCGTGGCGCACGTTCACGTATCACGATGGGTCGATCGGTGTGTTGTTTGATCGTGTTCACGGTGTCCTGGATCCACTGATCACGATCGATACCATAAAATCTACAGGGCTTTTCATCAGGTACGGCCACTATCACGCGACTGCCATGTCTACGCGCACGACCAGTGATACCCAAGCGACCCAGTCGATCTGGAGATCTTGGCAATATCTGTGAGTGCTGGAGATCATTGGGTACTATGCGATGCCACAACTTGTGCCCTTGCGGATTCTGGACACTGATAGCGTTGCCCATGTAGCCGGAGTCCATGTAGTAAAACGGTCTCTGATCTTGCCAGCACCGCTGCATGATTTTGTATTTGAGAATACCGCGTAGCACGATCGTGCCCAAGTGTTGCTGATAGTCAAAATGATCGGTGTCAGTGGGCTGCACACCGGCACTGGCCGCCAACCGGTTGATGTATTGATCCCGACCGTTTTTGCTGAGAAAAACCCAGTCCGAGGGCACTAGCCCCACCGTACCTGTTGATTACGTTCGATATCTTCTTCTTCACAGCGATCACCATACTGTATTTCCACGATCTTGAGAGCATTGGGCTGCTCATTCACCAGCTGATGCCACTCGTGCGGCGCGATGTGTAGGAACTGATGACGCCGGAACACGCCGTTCAGTTCCACATCGGTGCTGGAGTCAATGGTGTAGACCGTGGCCATGCCCTCGCTTACCAACCAGAATTCAGCTCGATCCTGATGTCGCTGCATACTGAGGCTGGCCCCAGGACTCACTGTGAGTTCCTTGACCTTGCAACCAGGCACTTCGTGCAGCACACGATAATAACCCCAGGGTCTGGGAGTCTTGGGCGCTTTCCAATCCTCTAGGATCCAGCTACTGGAGTTGGACTTGCGAGTGCCACCCACACCAAACTGGAATTCTAGATTATTGACCTCGCATGACATTTCGGGAATGTTTTTCTGAGTGCGATCTCCACCGTTGGCAAAAATGATGTGTGCGTCGGGATAGCGATCGCGTACTTGACGTATGGCCGCCATGCTGTGGTTGTCGCTGTCGTCGTAGACCATGACTTCATCTACCATGCGCAGATTACTCACAACCCCCAGACGTTCACTGATTGGCATAAACGCACGACCCTTTTTTCGAGTCAACCACTCGTCTGAGTTGAGACCCACTATCAAGCGATCGCCCAGTTCACGTGCGGCTTGGAAATAAGCGATATGTCCACTATGCAAAGGGTCAAAACCCCCGGTAACAAGCACGATGTTTTTCATAGAAATATTTATAGTCCTTGTGTTGGGTAAATAGGATTTATGCAAACTGTCGTGGAATGGTTCAAAAACTATCAAGATCTGCTCACACCCACTATCAGTGGTGCCAAGCGCGGATTACAAGAGGGAATTGGGGTACGTTATCCGGGATTTGAGATTATATTCCGGCTGTTATGGGAGCGTGGATCTGATTGGTACAATATCATAGAAACTGGTACACTTCGTAACCCCGGCAACTGGAAAGATGGACAGAGTTCTCGCTTGTTCCTGGAATTTGTCAATCTCACCAGTGGTATAGTACGCAGCGTAGATATTGATCCCGAGGCCTGCGATCGCGCACGGCAAACCATCACTGATGAACGATTCCAGGTCCATTGTGCCGACAGTGTCACATGGCTGGAATCACAGCAGGACCTCGACGATGTGGATCTGTTTTACCTGGACAGCTGGGATGTGAAATGGAGCGATGACCGCGATAGCGCCCAACATCACTTGCGAGAGTTTCGTGCTATCGAATACAATCTAAAACCCGGGACCATAGTGGCCATAGATGACAATGCTAGATTCCTAGACGGCCGGCGTACTGGCAAAGGTCGTGCCATAGTGGAATATTTGAGCCAGAAAGGCTACTGTCCCATCTATGATGCCTATCAAATCATATATCAATTCTAGCATGATCATAGACACCACACTGTTCAACAATGAATTTGACATGCTGGATATACATCTGGCCATCTCCAGCCACTATGTGGATCGCTGGATCATATTGGAAGCCGATCGCACATTCTCGGGCCTGCCCAAACCCTACTATCTCACCCAACGCCTGGCCGAATATAATCAACGCTGGGGTGGTCGTATACAAACCATATGTCTGCCCCTGGACTCGGATCAAGTCAATTGGGCCTGCGAAACTGCCATGCGCCAGGGATTCCGTGAGGCCCTGGCCACCTGTGATGCCCAGGACATCGTGATACATGGCGACTTGGATGAGATCATAGACCCCACGCATTGGCTGGAAATCTGTGAGCTCATGGACACTGCCGTGCAACCGGTATCCTGCGGCATGGACATGTATTTTTATCGCCTGGACCAGCGAGCCGAACGTGGCTGGAAAGGGTCTGTGGTGGCCCGGCGCAGCATGTTTGATACGCCGCATGAGCTATACAAAGGCGCCAGCATCAAACGCAAGAATCGTGCTCATTGTGTGGGGTTGGCGTATCCCGTGGGTTGGCATTGGACCTGGATGGGCGATGATGCGGCTGTGCGTCACAAGGTCCGGGCCTGCATTGAAAGCCAACATCGCGATCCCGAACAGGTCCTGGCAGCGTTCAAGGAATTGGATACCACCAGCGCCATCAATCACAAATGCAGCAGTGCCGTGGTTGATACACAGTATCCACCACAGGTACAGGCAGTGTTGACCCGGTATCCACATCTATGGCATCACCCGCCGCGATGACTCGACATCGCATAGATGTGGGTTGTGTGTTGCATGGTGACAAGTACGATTGGATCTATGTGGAACGACTCTACAACATGGTCAGTCGCAACATCGGCCTGCCGGTAGATTTCCATGTGTGGACCGAGCATGATAGATCAGTGCCGCCACACATGATCAAACACTGCCTGACTGATTGGCCGGGCATAGCTGGGCCCAAGAAAAGCTGGTGGTACAAGATGCAGATGTTTGACCCGGGACATTTTGCCGGGGATCTACTGTATTTTGATCTAGATGTGGTGATTTGTCGCGACATCAGTTGGATTATGCAAAACACCCCCCAGAAGTTTTGGACCATCCGGGATTTTCGTTATCTGCAACGCCCCAGATATAACTGCATGAACAGCAGCGTGATGTGGTGGAATGTGCAAACCTTTGCATGGATATGGCAGCAGTTTCAAACTGTTACCCCCGAGGTAGCAGCGCGCCAATATCCCGGCGATCAAGATTTCCTCCAGGCCACGATTGGCCCGGATCACTGTAGATTTTTGCCCGACAGCGCGGTACAGAGTTGGCGTTGGAGCGTCTGGGAAGGTGGCATGGACTTTGCCCGGCGCCAGAGCCGGGCTCCCGGCACCGGGGCACACATCGAACCCACCACGTCCATACTGGTTTTCCATGGAAACCCCAAACCACACCAAGTCCGGGACGCACAGATCCAATCCTGGTGGATTTGACCCAGTAAAATCAACAACTTAGCTGTGGTTGACCAAAATAGGTGTGATGCCTATAATTGGCCGTATGAAATACATAAAGCTCAATGGCCGATATCATGGATTCCCCAAATGGAATCACATGCTGCAATTTTCCCGCAACGAAGCTGGTCGTCGTGAACAATTGCGTTATGCCCAAGAATTCCAGCGCATGTATGGCCCCTGGTATACATATCCCACACCAGAGTCTGGATTGTTTGAACGTGAATACAACGAAAATTGGTACTATGACGTCAAACGTCGCAGGCTGTATTTCCGTGAAGAAAGCACAGTAACGATGTTGCTGTTGATGAGGAAATACTAATGGAACTCAACGAATTCACCGACGATGAATTGATGTCTGAACTGCGCCGCCGTCAGCTGGATGCACCCAAGACGACCCTGGCTATTTTACGAGATCGCACGGTTCACTTGACGGAGCAAGAAGCCGACGAGATCATGGAATTGTTGGATTACTTGGAAAATGTGACTGACAATTTGCTTTATGATCGTTTTGGCTCTAAAGACGACTTGGAAGAACGGTTGTGGCTAATCCGCGATGTAGCCAGCTATCTGGACCAATGATTGGATCGAGCATGGAATATATCATGGAAACTCGTGAACGCTATTACGAATATGTCAAGTTCAAACGAACTGCGTGGCCTTCGCCTGACATATTTCGCCGGTATCCACATGCGGTTCGTTTACCGCTGTTGAGTTTTTCTGCAGATCCGCGCAAGGCCTGGCTTTACGAAACACAGCAGGGTAGCCGTTGGTATGTGCTGAACGTGGAAGTGTACGAGGTTGATGCTGCTGGTGTTCAAATATGGACCAAGGCTCGAGAGTTTCGCGAATATCGTTTTGCCAATGCTCAGGATCAATTGTTGTTTCAATTGCGCTGGGCCAACACTGAACAATAAGGATAGCAACATGGATCTCACAAAAGTAACCGACAAAGAATTGCAGGATGAACTCAAGCGCAGAGCCGAAGAAGCCAGACAGGCTAGATTGGCAGAACGGCAACAGCGTCTTGATCTGGTGCTCAAACATCGTGACGCACTGTTGGAGTTGGTGCCGCACAGCAGAACCAGCTGCTCAGATGAAAACGTTGCCAACGGGCTCTATAGCGCAGAATACGGTCCACGCTGCACTCGCTGTGGTCTGTTGGAATTGGACGATCTAAAGGATAATTTTGAAGTCACGGTTGAAGTCCGCATCACAAAAGTTGAGGAATAATCAATGAACACTGCTTGGAGCCATTTGCCCAATGCCACCGCGATTGATCGCATCATAGCTGATGTCAAGACCAATGGCCCGGCGTGGGATGAGGCGTGGGATGAGGCGTGGCATGCGGCGAGTGATGCGGCGTGGGATGCGGCGAGGTCTGCGGCGAGGCATGCGGCGATGGATGCGGCGGGGGGTGCGGCGTGGGGTTCGATACTTGCCCTAATCGCGTGGGATGATTGCGGTCACTTGTTGGATAATGATCCCAAACATGTCCATCTCCTGGCCCTACTGGGTCAACCTGCAACTGTATTGCTGCTACCAGCCGCGATTGCACTAAACAAAGGAGATAGATAATGGCCAGCTTCCTAGAACTGAACCGGCGTCGCATCGAGACCAAGGGTGTGCAGCATGACGACATCAAACATGCAGACCTGCTCACCGACGACGAGATCGCTGCCATACCAGTGGAGAATGTCTACATGTGGGTCAAGACCGGCAAGTGGAAACAACGAGATTTCAAAAAGTGGTTGAAAGTTTTGTGGGTGATCGAGTAATATGAAACGCATCAAGAGAAAATACAAATGCTCGTGCTGCCACTATTGGCCAGTTAGAAGCAAAAACGCGCTTTGTTCATTTTGTTTATTAGGTTAGGAGAAAAACATGAGAAAATTAGCAACGATCAGATGTATCGCAGAAATCCGTGCCATCCCCGATGCTGATGCGATTGAATGTGCGGTGGTGGATGGTTGGACTGTGGTGGTGAAGAAAGGCGAATTCAAAGTGGGTGACCCGGTGATCTACTGTGAAGTAGACAGCTGGATTCCGCATGCTTTGGCACCGTTCCTCAGCAAGGGCCGAGAGCCCAGCGAGTTTGAAGGCATCCGGGGTGAACGACTTCGCACCGTGCGTCTGCGTAAACAGCTGAGCCAGGGTCTGATATTACCACTGTCTGTGGCGGGCTTCATGGAATACTTTGTTGGCATGGATGTGTCGGAACGGTTGGGCATCATCAAAT